AAAAAAGGGAAGTTTTTACACTTCCCTTTTTCATTTCTATCCGAATTAGTACTATTTACGGAATAAACCCACCAACACCAACAACGCGACTAACCCAGCGAAACCGGATTCGCCGAATGTGTTTATGATTGATGTTAGGTTACCGATAACATTTACACCGAAGATACCACTTCCAAATATTACTTCAGAAATCGCACCTATGGCTACCAAAGATAACATCAAATCCGCTAGGTCATTGATATATCCCTTAACTATTGTTATGATTTCCTTCATTTATGTTTCTCCGTTATAGTCGGATTTTCACCGACATAAATAACTATTATATATATTGGACTTTTATGGTCTAATATATATTTATATACAACTATTTTTTGAAGTTTTAATATTTATTAATGATAACGAACAGGCAAAATTATGGCAAACGATTACGAAATATTTGAAGGTAAAACCTTATCCGATGTGTTCAAAGACATCTATGACAATTCCAAAACTAATAAACAACAATTAGAAGTACTTATGAAAGAAGTAGTTGGGTTTATTAAGGATGGTGACACGGCTGTGCAAATCATTCCTATGTTAAAAGAATATTTAGAAATCAATGTAAAAAATGATGAACAATTAGTTAAACTTGCTACGGTTGTACAAAGAATCATGGCTGCCGAGGGTAGAATAAGTGATGATAGTGGTAGTGAATTTGGACTAACCGATGCAGAAAAGAAACAATTAATGGATGCCATAGAAGGAGATGTTCACGATTTACAAGACCATCAAGATAAAATTATATCTTCAATCAAAGGTGATTAATGGGTTATACTAAAAAAAATGTCACATCACAACCAGTAGGTTTATCTTCTAATAAAAAAGGAATTATTAATGTAGATTCATTACAAACTGCTATGAAATTAATGGCAGATAGAAATAGATTTAATGAATTAGAACCAGTAGAAGTTCTTAATGTTTGTTTGACCGAAAAAGATTTACCACCAGATACTAAAGGAAATCCTGATTATTCTTACTATGGTTCTATTTTAGGTAGATATGTTTATTCTGAACAAAATCTTGAAATAGATAAATGTAAATTTTTCAGACCATTAAACAATAATATGACACGAGTACCAATAATAGGTGAAATATTTTTTGGGTTTGAGGATGAAGGTGATAGATTTTATTTTGGTAATATTTTTAATAATTTTTCTGTAACTAATAATGCACAACCAAATATTTCAACCTTAGATAAAATTGGTACAAACATTTCAAATGACGATAAAAAATATACTAATTCACCAAATGTAGGTAAGTATAAACCAGGATATTATTACGAAGCACTTAGTCCAGTACGACCTTTGAAACTCTTTGAAGGTGATACAATAATACAAGGAAGATTTGGAAACTCTATTCGTTTGGGAAGTAATCAACATGATGAACAAATAGGTTCAACTAACATAAAAATTACAAGTGGATTAACAGGATACACTAATAATAATAATTTAACATTAGAAAATATTAAAAGTGATTTAAATTCAATTCACTTAACTTATAACGAAAAACAAAATTTTGATTTACCAATTGAATCTATAAGAATACAAGATGTAAAAGATTATGATAAGGCACAAGTTCAAATTCGTAGTGATAGATTAATTTTTACTACAAAAAAATCTGAAGGAAATTCAATTGGAATATTTTCAGGTGATAAAATATCAATAGGTTCGGTCAACGATGTTTATGTTGAATCACCACTTGTTGTTATACAATCAACAGAAGTAAAAATTGGTAGTGAGACTGCAGAAGAACCACAAGTATTAGGTCAAACACTATATGATAAATTAGATGCATTAGTAACTGCAATTGGTAATGTTACTGGTATACCAACACCAACAGGCCCAACACCAGGACCTGTAAGTGCAGCACCAAGTTGGCCAGCTGTAACATCTGCATTAAGTGCAGTCAAAGATGCATTAAGTGAGAAACATAGAATTGATAAATAATGGCGTTTGATACATTACAAAATAATTATAGAAATAGAATGAACAATGGTCAGTTCTTCAACACTACTGATGAATGTGCAGAGTTTATTGTAGATGAATATCATACTGCTATAACAGCAGGTGGTGGTGCATACAATATGACTCTTGGTCAAAAAGATTTAATATTAACACCAATGAAGGCAGGACTATTATCACAATCTACATCAGTATTACTTAGTGGTGTTGGTGCAGGATTAGTTTTATATTGGACAGCATTGACTAATGGTACATTTGTGACTGCAGGTGGAGTACCACCAACATCAACATGGGAAGATGATACATTGGATGGATTTTTATCAAATATTGGAGATTATTTTAAAGAACATTTAGACTCGGTGATATTTACTAATACAGCGAGTGGTGCCACATTTAGTGGTGTCTATACGGTTACATAAAGGAGTATGAAAATGAAAAAACGAGAACTAATAAAAGTAATAGAATTAATAGTTCGTAAAGAAGTAAAAAAACAAGTTAACGAGATATTTATTAAGGAGAACAGACAAAAATCTCTTAAGTCTCTCGCACAAGAAACAATACAACAAAAACCAAAACCTGTTGTTAAGAAACATGAAAAGGTTACCTACACATCAAATGATTCATTGAATGAAATTTTAAATGAAACGGTAGGTCTATCCAAAGGTGATACCGAAGAGTATCCAACATTAGGTGGTGGTGTATTTGATTCAAGTAGAGCTTCAGAGTTATTAGGTTATGGTGATTCTATGATGGCAGGTGGTGATAAAGAAGCTCAAAGAAATATAAATGCTGCAATGACTATGAAAGAAGCAGGAGTTAATTCTGAACAAGTACCTGAATCATTAGTAAATGCATTAACTCGTGACTATAGTGATTTGATGAAACACGATAAGTTCAAAGGGAAAAAATAATAAATGAGTGTAAGAGAAACAGATAAAAATCCTGATAAGTTTGTAGGTTTAACATTTCCATTAGACTTAACTGCGTTCTCTACTTTTGAACAAAGTAAAACTCTTTTACAACAAACTAAATCAAATCTTAGAAACTTATTATTAACCACAAAAGGTGAACGAGTATTTCAACCAGAGTTTGGTAGTGATTTAACAAGATTAATTTTTGAACAATATACTCCAGACTTAGAAGATAGGATTGAAGTTGCAATTACTGATGCAATAGAAAGATGGTTACCATATGTTATTGTTAATGAAATAATCGTTAGGAGTGACGAAAGAAATCAAAATGCTGTATTGGTTCAATTAGAATATACAATACAAACTGATAAAGAATCTTTACAGACCATTACATTTAATTTTGGTCAGTTTGCATCGGAAGAGTTTACACAAGAAGCACCGATAAATAAGGGAAGTTAAAATGCCAGACTATGGGACAAATAAAAAAACAATTTCAAAAGAAGTAAATTATCTCGGTAGAGACTTTTCTTCCATTAGACAAAATATCATAGAGTTTGCAAAATCATATTTTCCAAACACATATAATGATTTTAATGAGGCAGACCCTGGTATGATGTTTATTGAGATGGCAGCATATGTTGGTGATGTACTTAACTTTTATATAGATAATCAGTTTAGGGAAACATTAATATTACAGGCAGAAGAGAAAAAAAATATTTATGAGATTGCACAATCAATGGGATATACACCTAAAACTTCTTCACCTGCAAGTGCAAAAATAGAAGTATCACAAACCGTACCGGCTAGAACAAATGGTGATAGTTATGCACCTGATTTAAAATACGCAGGTATAATAACTGAGAATGCTATCTTAAGTTCAAACAATGGTACTACATTTACTTTACAAGATTCAGTTAATTTTAAAGTATCAAGTTCGTTAGACCCAATGAAAGTTGAAATAGTTCAACCATCATCAGGTACTATACCAGAAAAATTTAAATTAACAAAAACTATAGGTTCAAAAAGTGGAACAAGAAAATCAGAAACATTTACATTTTCAAACGCTGTTAAGTTTGATAAGATAGTTTTATCAGAACCTAATGTTACTGAGGTTATTTCTGTAACAGATAGTAATGGTAACAAATGGTATCATGTTCCTTTCTTAGCACAAGACACCGTATTTGAAGATGAAGAAAATAATACAGACAATGACCCAGCACTTGCACAATTCTTCAATGATACACCGTATTTGTTAAAACTTATTAAAACATCAAGAAGATTTGCAACACATGTTAGAGGTGAAGATTTAAAAACAGAAATACTATTTGGTTCAGGTGTTAGTGATAATCCTGACGAGGAAATAATTCCAAATCCAGATAATGTAGGTTCATCTTTGGCAACTGGTGTATCTAAAATAGATGCTACATTTGACCCAAGTAACTTTTTAAAAACAAAGACATTTGGTTTGGCACCAAGTAATACAACACTTACCGTAACTTATAATTATGGTGGAGCAGTTGAACATAATGTAAGGTCAAATACAATACAAAATCAAAATGATGTAGTATTTACTATAAATTCAGAAGGACTTGATAGTACGAAAGTAGGAGAGTCAGAACAGAGTTTATCGTTTACTAATCCAAATCCTGCAAGTGGTGGTAGTGGTGAAGAATCATTACAACAAATTCGTCTCAATGCGGCAGCTAACCATAATGCTCAAGGTCGTGCAGTAACACAAAAAGATTACATTACTCGTGTTTATTCATTACCACAGAAGTATGGTAATATTGCAAAGGCATTTGTAGTTCAAGATGAACAATTAGAAAAGAAAACAGAAACATATGTAGATAGTGTAACAGGTAAAGTTGTAGAAAATGAAAATGTAAGTACTGCAGATAATCCATTGGCACTAAACATGTATGTTCTTGGATATGATGTAGATAGAAAACTAACACCAATTAATAGAGCAGTAAAAGAAAATTTAAGAACTTACCTTTCACAATACAGAATGGTAACAGATGCAATCAATATTAAAAATGCATATATTATAAACATTGGTGTAAAATTTAGTATTATTACAAAAAGAAATTATAACAAAAATGATGTATTATTTAAGGCAATCCAAAAAGTTAAAGAATACTTTGATATACAAAAATGGCAAATAGGTCAACCGATTGTCTTGAGTGATATTGCATATCAGATTTCATTGGTAGAAGGTGTGGCAAGTTTAGTTCCACCTGAAGACAATAATCCAAATAAAGATATAATTGTAATTGAAAACAAACATGTAGTTGCAGAAGGATATAGTGGAAACATATACGATATACAATCTGCACTACGAGATGGTGTTCTTTATCCATCATTAGACCCAAGTTGTTTTGAGGTCAAACTACCCAATACAGATATTGAGGGTAGAGTAGTAGGAGACTTTTAATGCATTATTTTGAATACATAAACAGAGACACAACAATTTATTCAGGTGGTACAACATCATCGTTAAATGCTGGTCATGATGAAATATTAGAAGTTGTAAAAGAAGTAAGTTCAGATGGTAGTACAATAAATGTATCTCGTATATTATTAAGTGCAGACTACTCGTATGTATCTAAGTCAATTCAAGATGGTAAGATACCTACAGATGCAAAATTTTATTTAAATTTATATGATGCAGGTTCAAAAGATATAGAGGCAGAACAAAACCTTGTTATCTATATGGTTAGTGGAAGTTGGAAATCAGGAACTGGTAAAAAGTTTGATAGTCCTATAACTACAAATGGTGCATCATATCAATACAGAGACCAAGACCAAAAATTACCATGGGTGACAGGTTCACTCTTGACAGATGGTGGTTCTTGGTTTAGTGGTTCACAAGATTCTTATTCACAATATAACATAAGTGGGTCTTTTGGTTTAACTTATGATAAACGAGATGTTAGATTTGATGTAACTGATTTGGTTAGAAATCATATTTTTTCAAGTTCTATTTATCCAAATAATGGATTTATAATTAAGAGAGAATCTACAGGTTCATATGGAACAACTTATTCATATAGTGGTGATACTACCTCAGATGAAGGTGGAACTTCACGACTTGGTACACTACAATTCTTTTCAAGAGAAACACATACAATTTATCCACCATCATTAGAAGTTGTTTGGGATGATTCAAAGTGGACAACAGGAAGTTTAGCACAACTTACAGGTAGTGCATTAGACGATACCGTAATTTATTTTAAAGGTATACGAGAGGAATATTTAGAAAAATCAATATCAAGATTTAGATTAGTTGGTAGACCAAGATACAATGATAGAGTGTTTGGTACAACACCTGAAGGTCTTACCGTACGAACATTACCAAGTGGTTCAACTTTCTATTCAATTAAAGATTCTGTAACTGAAGAAACAATAGTACCATTTGGTACAGGTTCAATTGTTAGTTGTGATGGTACTGGTAATTACTTTAATTTAAGAATGGATAGTTTCCAATCAGAAAGACATTATGACATACATCTTAAAGTAGTTAGTGGTAGTGGAACCACAGATGAATTGATAAATTACTATAGTGACCCAGCATGGTCATTTAAGGTTGTAAGAAACATTGAGAGATAACAATGCCATATACAAAAGATGAGGCAGTATTAAATTCCGAATTATACGATAGAATTATTAATGAGGAACGAATAGCCTTAAATCGTGAAATACAAACCAATAGAGAACTTATGAAAATAAGTGGGTCTTGGGATGCAACAAATCCATTAAGAGATGGTAATGGTATAATATTATCTTATGAAGACCCAGACAATCTTGGTAATGCAGTTGAACAAGTTTATCAAAATGTTCGTGTTATCAATCAACAACAATATTTTAATGATGATATGTTACCAGAAATAGATAAAGAAAGAGAATTTTCTGAATTTATCATTGATAATTTTAATAATTTTTATTCATCTACAGATGGAAAGAAAAAACAACCAAGACCTGAAGTATCGTTTAATCCACCAATTAATTTACCAGAACCTGATGAAGAACCAATAGGTGGTAGAGATGATACCTTTGGTACTCCTGAAGCACCATCAGGTTATCAACCAAGAATTCCATTAAAAGATAACATAGTTTTAGAATAAGGTAAGTAATGGCAGAATACGGATTTAATAATCAAGAGAGAGAACAATATTATAAACCTGAAAGGGTATATAGTAGTTTTGGAAGAGATAGTAAAGACTATATAGTTTTAGAAGTTTTCCAAAATGATGAACTTGTGCTCACAGATAAGTTTAATCCTGATGTAAATACTGAAGGGTTTTTAGATTTAAATGTTGGTCAACATCTAAGAGATAATGGATTATCGGATGGTGAATATATTGTACAATATAGATTTCTAAGAAAGTTAGCAGGTAGAGACCATTTAGTAATGGTAAATGGTGATGGTGAATTATATGCAGGTAAAGTTGTCACAAAAAATGTAAATGGTGAAACAAGATATTATACTGCCCCACCACCAAATGCATCTGCTCAATCACTTGCAGATAATCCACCAAAAGAATTATTTATACGAGATTTAAAATATTCACTTGATAAGATTAGTGGTGATAGAACAGAAATCGTAGTTAAAACACAAGATTTTAAAAACCAAACATATCATAAAAACTTTAGAGAGATGAATTCTATTGTAAAGTTTCAACCATTTCTTACTGCAGGTAGTGGAGCAAATGGTTCTATTAAGTTTGATGAAAATGAACCAGGAATATTAGTTGCAAACCTACAAGATAATGATAGAGGGTTTACACAAAATATGGTTGGTGGTGAAATTAGATTACCAAGAATATTTGAAAAAACAATAACAAGACAATATCTTGAAAGTGTGGTAGAAACGATAGAGGTTCCTGTTGAGATTACTCATAGTTTAGATGATAGTATTCCAGACCCGCCTCCACCTCCACCACCTTATGAAGAGTTACCACCTGAACCTGAACCAGACCCACCACCACCAGACCTACCTGATGAAGAAGATGAGGATTATGGTGGTATGTTTGATTACGATGGAGTTTGTTTTCATCCTAATACAAAAGTAACATTAAGTAGTGGTAGACAAGTTCCAATCAAGATGATGAAGATTGGTATGAAAGTCAGAACAGATAAAGGTGTTGCAAGAGTTAAGAAAGTCATAAAGAGTGAAAGAGGTTTTGGTGACTTGATGGTTAAATATAAAAACCTTATCGTTACCGACCACCATCCTATCAGAACAAAAGATGGTTGGTTCATGTCAAGAGAGATTGGTAAAGTATATTATCAGAAACCACCTTTTAAAGTGTGGAACTTAGTATTAGATAAAGACCACACAATTTTTGCAAACAATATAGTTGCAGCGACTCTTGGTAAATGGAAGACTACTGAGACTAAACATTGGCAAGAAAGATTTCTTGAAGACAGAAATAGATTTAGAATGGGTCAGTCAAAAAGAGCACAACAACTTGCAGAACAAAGAGCAGCAAGTGGTTATGTTGACCCATATCGTGCAAGTAGACAAGGTTCTGCCAGACCTGCATACATTGATTTTGATGTAACAGGTAATGCAGATTTAGGTGAAGAAGGTACAGACCCATTAACACCAGGTAATGGTTTACCACAAGGTGGATTAATAGATGGTGGAGATGGATGGGGTTTATATGGTGCAAACAATAACAACATATATCAAAACGAAGTTATTGTACCAGACATTAAAGAAGAGGTGGTATTACATGCAGAGTTACCTGCATTAGAAGAATTCATTAGACAAACACCATTACCTATTTCACCTGAAGACGAAGTAACAATAGAGTACGAAACTCGTGTTGTTGAAAGTTGGGTTGAAAGATTTGAAAATGAAACATTTCACTTTGATTATGTTGCAACAATTACAGAGGTTCTTGATTATAATAAAGTAAGAGTAAGTATATCATATCAAGATGCTGCAGATAATGTTGGTCATGATGGCCCAAGTGGTAGAGATACTGATTGGTATGGATGGAATGTTTTATATGAGAAAAATAATATAGAAAGATTTAAAACCTATATGGTTTGTGATGATGATTATTATTTAATCACAAATGAAAATAAAAACTTCTTTGAAACTCAAGATTCAAAAAGAGTATTTAAATTAAAACTACCATTGGCAGGTGACAAAGAAGAATTAGACAAAGTATATTTTGTAGAAAAAAGATTACCATCTCATGTTGAGGTGGTTAGATTAATACCATTTATAGATGAAGAACCAGATGGTTTATTTTTACAATTACCTAATTTAAATTCAGTTGATAATCCAATTAATTTTAGGTCAACAAGATTTGAAACACATAACACATTATTAGGAAGTGACAACCAACTTAATAAAGATATTGAAAGAAAATTAGTAAGTGGTAGTTTATTAGATGTACAAGTTAATACAGAGTTTAATAGAACATCAGTAGATTTAAATTTAGAATCTGATGATATTGGATTTGGTAATTTCATACATTACTCAAGTGCAGAGAGAAGATTAAGAAATTTTAAGAAAAAAATTGAGTATATAGAAACATATAGTGAAACAAGTTCATCATTGGTAAGTCTAACAGGTTCACTAAGTGACATACAATCAAATGAAGATAAAAGAGCAAGAGTAATTAATTCCTTTGACCCATTTGAACATTATATGTATTTTGAAAGTTCATCTTATGTAAGTTCATCGGCTGGACAATATCATGAAAATAGTTGGCCTAAACAAAATAGTTCTAAACCATATGTACTTTATCATTCAAGTGGTTCTGAAGTAAGTAATTGGTTTGACAATATGATATTGTCTGCGTCAACTTACGATTCTACTAATAATGATAGACTTGGTAATAATTTACCTATGCATGTTAAAGATGATACGATGAACAATACATTTATAGAATTTATGGATATGACTGGTCAACAATTTGATGAGATATGGACATATACAAAACACTTTACAGATGTTAATAATCTTTCACCTAATGTTTCAGAGGGTATAAGTAAAGACATTGCATCAGAGTTTGCGAAATCACTTGGATTGGAACTTACAAATGGTAATGACTTATTGATATTACCTGAATATCTTGAGGGTAAAAATCCTGATGGTTCCACAAAGTATGAAACACCACAAGAAGAAGTAACGGAAGAAATATGGAAACGATTATTAAATAACATTCCATTCTTTATCAAGTCAAAAGGTAGTGTCAGATGTTTAAAAGGGATTTTAAATTGTTATGGTATTCCAAGTTCTATATTAAGAGTTAGAGAATATGGTGGGCCTGATAATCAAGAACGAGTAAGTTATGAAGTAAAAAGAAAATTTACATATGCATTAGATTTTCATAGTTCACAATATGTAAAAAGTTTATGGACAACCGATTTAAATAGTCAATATCCACAAGCTTTAGAATTAAGATTTAGAACACCAAATAGTGTAGGAAGTTCTGGTAGTATGGTGATTGCACAAAAAGAAAATGATTGGGCAATACATTTAAAAGACAATGGTACTACAGATGATTATGGGTATTTAAAATTTAGTGTTAGTGCATCAACAGGAGTTTATGGTATAACTTCTTCACTCTTACCATTCTATAATGATGAGATGTGGAGTGTGATGTTAACACGAGTAAGTGCAAGTGGTGCACAAATGACTGATGATTTAATCACAAGAAATGTAAAATATGAATTAACTACAAAACAATATGACTCAACAAGAGAAAAAATTAAGTTCCAAACAAGTTCAAGTTTAACAACTGGTATCGGACACGCAAGTAGTAGTGCAATCAATGCTGCATTTACAGGTAGTGTTGGTTCAAAATTTGTTTATCTTGGTGGACAAAATACAAACTTCGGTTCAAGATATAGTGGTTCATTAATGGAGTATCGTCTATGGTCAGAACCATTATCACAAAGTGTATTTGATAATCATGTTAGGGCACCAAGAGCTTATAATGGTAATTCATATAGTTCTTCATACCACGACTTGTTAGTAAGATATCCACTTGATAATAATGTTAATTTATCATCAACTTCATTTGTTAGTAGTGTTAGTAATAGACAAAACTATTTCGTAACATCACAAATGGATACAACAGGTTCAGTAAATGGATTTACAAGTAATACATTTAGAAGTTTAGTTGATAAGGAACAATTGAAAGTACCAAACATTGGCCCTACAAGAAGAAATGCAACTAAAGTTAGGGTAGAAGATAGTACTATTATTGGTAATTTATCACCTGATGAAAGAAAAGAAAAATCATCACAAGATTTTGCACCAATAGATAGTGAGAAAGTTGGTATTTATTTTTCACCAGTTGATGTTGTTAATGAGGATATATTATATAGTATTGCAGACTTTAATTTTGATGATTATATCGGTGACCCACGAGACCAATACAAATTAAACTATAGAGGTCTTAAAAGATTACAAACTGAATATTTTCAAAAATATTCAAGTCCAAATAACTTTTTTGATTATTTAAGAATTTTAACATTCTATGACCCAAGTGTATTTACACAATTAAAGAATTGGGTTCCTGCAAGAAGTAAGGCAACTACAGGTGTATTGATAGAACCAAATATTTTAGAAAGAAGTAAACAAGTAATAGGTGATAGACCTGAGTTTGATAATCGTTACTTTGAAAATGCAAATGAGTTTGAAGATGGTGTACCAGTAACAAGATTTATTAGTGGTTCAAAAGATGATGCATACTTTGATATAGGTGGTGAACAAAAATATTATGAAAGTGGATTGAATGCAGTCTATCATGATAATAGTGGTTCACTTGGTGGATTGGGAGAACCTACATTAGTTAAGTTAGGTGTCATAGATGCAAAAACACCACACTCTTACAACTATGCAACTGCAAGTGTAACATTTGGTGGAGAAGGTATAACATTTGGTGAAGTATTACAACCAGTAATAACAGGTTCAAGATTGGCAGAACATAATCAAGAAAAAGTATTCTTTTATTCATCAAGTTTGAGTGCATCAAGAGGACTACATTATAGTTCTTCATTTGTACCAAGTGAACATCAGAGTGTTTATTATGATACAAGATTATTTAGGTCATTTATTGGTGGTTCAGTAACAAGAGATGATGGACAAACAAGTCATCCTACTTCAAGTAAATCACCATTTATTGGTAGTGTAAGTCTTGGAAGTGGACAATTAACCGTATCATCAAATACATTTGATGGTGGAGAACCAGTTGAAACAACAACTACAACACCAACACAACTTATAACAAAAGAACCAGGTGATTCAAAATTAAAAGTAAATTAATTTAAGAAAAATTAGGTATAACACTATTTATCTATAGTAAAGTTATATCTATTCAACAGGAGTAAAAATAATGGGATTTTTAGATAATACAAGTATAACGGTAGATGCTGTTCTTACTAAAAAAGGTCGTGAACTTTTAGCAAGAGGACAGAACGAATTTAACATCACGAAATTTGCATTAGCAGATGATGAGATTGATTATAATCTTTGGGATGTAACACATCCTAATGGTTCATCATATTATGGAGCAGTGATTGAAAACATGCCTCTATTAGAATCTTTCGTAGATGAGAATCAAATAATGAGATACAAACTTATTACTTTGAACAAAAATACAACAAAGATGCCAAAAATTAACATTGGTGCAACTTCACCAGTACCTTTAAATTCAGGTACAACTGCAATCATAACACCATCAACTGATAATTCTACTTTAGATGACCAAGTTGGATATAGATTCACACTACATAATAGTGACGCAGCAACTCTTGAAGTACAAGTAGCAGGTACAGAACCAGATACTGGTCAAACCATAAACTTTACAGCACCATTAGACTCAACCAAATCAATAACTATAAATGCAAAATCTGCAAAACTAATTGGTAAGAGTTTGAATTCGGCAATAACAACAAATTTAACTATTCAAGGACTTGGAACTGGTGTGGTTTCTAATATCTCAGTTCAAACAGCCGTGAATAGTTCAACTAATTAAGGGAGATTGAGGAATGTCAGTATTTCAAAGATTTGATGAAGATAATGATGTAGTAAAAAATCAGAGAACCATTGTTTCAAGTGGTGTATTTACTGGTGGAAGTGGAACACTAACATCATTCTTTAGTCAATCCGCACAAGGTGCATCAACAGGTTCTTATATAGATGTATATCATCAAGACCCAACAGCAGGAGCTGCAACTGCAGACACTGCAGAGATACAATTCTCATTAGGATATGCACACATTGATGGAAGTGGTTCCGCAGGTAACACAACTAAATTAAATAGTGGTGGTAGACAAACTGCAGCACTTTACAGACAATTTGCAAATGTCATCTTACCTTCATTAACTTCAAGATTTACATTTACAAATACCACTACAGGTAGTCATGATTTTTATTTTATAACTTTCCAAAGAGCACGACAAAGAGAAAAGATTGACCCAGGTAATTGGGAATTAGTATTAAGTGGAAGTGGTAATACTGAAGGTGGAATTAGACTAATTGATGATAGTGGTGCTACAACAAACCCAACCGTAAATGAAGCAGGTAGGGTATTTAATATTGTTAGTGGTTCTATCGGTACAGGTACTGCAGTAACGAAAACTGCAGCATCATCTCAAACAGGTGGAGCATATGGACTATTCTATCCTGACTTGGGTATTATATTATTACACCCACATACATTAGAACTTAATGGTGGACTGAAAGCAAACAGAGCAGTAGATTCATATGGAAATAATCCACATAACTTCTTCTTGTCAGTCGCAACAGGTTCTTACTTCCAAGTTCGTAGAGAAGAAGAAATTAGTTCTACTAACTTTTTCTGTAGAGTTAACAATCAGAAATTTAACTTTAGTAATAATCCTACTTTTTCGGATACTAATGGTGACTTAACACAACAAACTTTTGTTAGAGACCCTAAAACTTTTATTACACAAGTTGGTCTTTATAATGATAACAATGACTTATTGGCAGTAGCAAAAGTTAGTAAACCACTATTAAAATCTTATTCAAGAGAAGCTATTATCAAAGTCAAACTTGATTTTTAGGACAATCTAATGTTCAGAGACATTGACAGAAAAAATGTTTCCATCAAAAGATTTGAAACCAACAAAACATTCACTCTCACTCATAACGATAGTGGGAGTGGTTTGTTTGCAGTAAGAGCGGTTTCAAAATCCCTTTACAATTATGATTCTGGTTCTGATATGGTTACAACAATCACATCAGGTTCTATAACCACGAATTATTATGCACTTCCTACATGGCACACCATTAATAAAATGTACTATAAAGACCCAAATAATCCAGTCGGTGTATTTGGTAATACTAACACTTCAAAAATAAAAAGAGAACTACACACAAGTGCGTCTGTATTTAGTATAGCAAAAGATTTATTTGGTGAAAGAATAAAACCTGGTTCATTTGAGTTAAGTGATACATCAAGAGGTTCAACATTTGATATCAGAGATGATGGTGATGGTAATTTATATGACTTTGCACATTCTGCAAGTTTTGTGGCATATAAATCAAGTTCCTTTACTCAAGGACAAGGAGTGTTAGCTAATAATAGTGGTTCACAAGTTGGTAATATATTTTATGAACATGGAATCGCCGTAGTTAACAATACAGGTTCTTATGGTGATGTTGGTTTTGGTACAGGTTTTGATGTAAAATATAAAGCAACACACAGACATTATGAACATTTTTATGAAGTTCATGTTCCCGCAAATAATTTCAATACAAGTATGAATGTTAGTATAACAGAAGGATATAGTGGAAGTATTGATATAAAAAGTGGTACAAAAGAAGTACACAGATTCTTTCCGCCAGGAGATAATCCTGCAAGCGGTACAGGTAGTTTTAATGAAACTTATGAACCAACCGACACACAATTGTCATTTGTAACTGGTTCAGATTTTTATCCATATGTCTCAACGATAGGACTATATGATGATAAGAATAACCTACTGGTAGTAGGGAAGTTAGCACATCCAATTAAACTAAGTGATGAGTTAGATACTACATTCGTAGTTCGCTTTGATGTTTAAATAATTTTTCCTTTCTTTATATTTATTATTGAACTAAATTAAGGCTACACACAATCTTCCCCATAGTTCAGGGAATGTTTATAGACACAGATACAATGGAGAATACGATGATTCGTTTCGTTAAAACAACGGTTATGTATATGACTATGTTTGGGATATTGTTTGCACAAGACCCAATTATTAGAGTAAAACAATTAGGTAATTGGTCTACGCCAGCAATGTGGTGGAAAGACTCAGTTACACAAGATTTAGACGATTTCTTAGCACAAGATGTAACTAAACCAGCTGAAGATAATAATAACTTTGATATTTGGAGAGATAAAGTATTGGAGATGGAAGTTACACTTGATGATAATGGTGCAGATATCACAACATTCAGAATAGATATAGCATTTGATAATGATTTAATCACTTGGGTGGAGAGTGGTGAAACATCAGTTAATGCTTGGACACAAGGAAATTCAAGAGTTATTAAAGGTTCACACATAAGTGGTTGGACTGAAGGTGATGAATCATCTAATGCAGATTATTCTTTTGAAGTAGTTCATTATCCAAATGTAGGATATCAAGATTCATTAGCAGTTGGTAGTTCTGAATCATTAGTAGAAGAGTCCATAACAGATACAAGATATGATTGGTTAAGAATAACTGCAGTATCTCACGGAGTTGATTCAGATAACGATGGAACACCAGATAAAATGTTTGGTGGTGGTGATGGAGTTCAGAAACAAATTTTAAAACTTGAATTTTTAATTAATGATGTAGTTGATGATTTTGCACCAAGAGCATTTAGAGTTGCAACTCAATACGATGGTAGTGAGGGATACTACACATATGTTTCAGATGATTATCTTTTAGATTATAAAGTTTACATTGATGGTAATTGGGGTGATTACTATTCAGCAGAAAGAACTTACAATGGTGGTGCTCGTGGAGATATCACACTACATCCAAAACTTGTACAACTTGAGGGATACTTAAGATACATTGGTGAATGGATTGATACTGATAAAGATGGAACAAAAGATAGTGGTGAAGATTTTTCACAAAACAAATATGCAATGATGAAAGTTATCTTTGAAGTAGATGAAACTAATACAGATAATCTTTCTAATTGGAGAAACATACGAGATATTAATTATCCAACAAGTTTAACAGATGAATCTTTAAATGATGATGTTATGGGAACTTACGATGAGTTTGGAAATTTTGCATTAGGGTATCAACATATGAGATACTATGAACAAAATGCCGGAACAACATCAGACCAAAAGATTCAGAATCAAGGATTTAGAGATGTAACTTATTCGTATTGGACATACACAGATGATAAAGGATATTTCAATATTTCTTTACCACGAAACAACAGATATAAAGTATCATTCTGGCCACCAGAAGCAGATGATGTGGTTGGAGACCATACCACTTATCTATTAGATAGAGATGCAATTACAAATATTAATGATGCTATTGCAGGATTTAATTTTCAATCAAATAAATTTGATAACGAAACAGATATAGAAATAGAATCACCAAGTGGATATTTAGTTGGTGATGTTGATGGTGATGATAAGTTCCAATTAAATGATGCCTACTTCTTATGGGCATACACAAGTGGAGTGTTTGAAACATCATACACACACTACAATGGAGAAACTTATCAACAATGGTCAAGTATAGATAATTTAAATGGAAGTGATGACTCTTATACTTACAAAGAAGATTATGATGGATACACAAGAAACCAAAGAGGAGAGTTCAGTATATTTGTTGATGGTGATTTAGCACAAGAAACTACAGAACTAACTACTGATGGTGGTGGTATTATTAGATTGAATCCATTGATGAATGATGTTGAGACCAGATTAGATGTATTAAGTATTAAAGTTGGGGCAGGTAGTTCTACATTTGGTAGTGATGCTAATCCTGATTATTACTTCAATGATACAGAAACACAAGATGGTTCTAAACAAGTAGATATTGTTGGAACTGATAATGACTCAGATATTGCATACTACTTTACAGGTGATGTGAATTTAACAGGTTTAAAAGTTGATAACAATGGAACTGCAATTACACCAACCGTAGACGGAACAACATATTATCGTTGGGGTAATGGAGACGCACCTGATGAGTGGGCAAGAATAGTTGGTGGTGGAAATAATAGAATGGCAATGAAATCATTCATGACAGACCATGATGTAACATTATCATTCCCACCTGATTCAACCGTAAGAGTTCAAAGTGGTGAGGTAATTGAAGTACCATTAAATATCACACCAACAGAGGGTATTGATATTGCAGGGTTTGAATTTGAAGTTGAGTTTAATACAAATGAATTAACATTTATTGATATGAAGACTGGTAATCTACCAGGCCCATGGATGACCTATGTTAATGTAGGTGAAGTTGAAGAGGGATGGCAAAGAGTAAGATTTGGTGGTATGGATTATTCACCAGGTAACTCACCAAATAATTATTGGATTAATGAACCGATGAGTGCATTAAAATTAATGTTCAGAGCAGAGTTTCCTGATGAAGAATGGAGTGAAGCTCCTATTAGATTCATTGGTAAATATGCAGCAGGTAATCCAAATGGTGATGATTTAAATATGAAAAGAGAAAGTGGTAAAGTGATGGTATGGAATAAGTATTGGGCATTCGGTGGTGGAGAACCAGGTGATGATGAGATAACTTATAACTACCCAAATCCTTTTACAGAAAACACTAAGTTCCAATTCTTCTTAGACCAAACGGAACAAGTAAAACTTTATATATTAAATTCTAATGGACAATACATTGGAACATTATTAGATGAAGTAGTTGATTCAGGAATACATACATTTGACTTTACAAATGAACCAAGTGTTTGGTTACCTGAAGTAAGTGTATATGAGAATCATCAAACTTTAGAACCAGGTGTTTATATATTTGTTCTTGAAACAGACAAGAAAATAAAAGCTAATAAATTTACGGTGGTAAAATAATGGAAACTATAAAATTTTTTGGATTATTATTTTTAATACTACCATTAGGGTATTTGACTCTAAAGGGTATTGTTTGGATATCTGAAAAATTGGAGAACAGAAAATGAAAAATATATTAATAGGATTATTAATGATTGGTAGTTTGTTTGGACAGGTAAATAGTGTCCTTACACTTTCACCTACTACAAGTGAAACAATATTGGGTAACCAATCACTTGCATTTAGAAATCCTGCACTTAACAATTTAAACCTTGATACTACTACTAATGTTAGTTTCACTAATGTACAATGGTTAGGTAACATTGTAGATGATATGGGATACAATTATATAGAAGTTGAAAAAGGTAAACTTGATTATTCACTTTTATATTTTAATTATGGTGAACAAAACTTCGCAGATGAAAGTGGTATTATAAATGGTAACTTTTCACCAAGTACTTTAGTATTAGGAATAGGTTGGGGAACTGATTTACTTAACAAAGGTAAACGAGTAGATAGTGTATCTATTGGACTTAGAGGTAAGGCAATATTCCACGATTTATATACTGAAAAAACTGATGGTTTGTTACTTGATGTAGGTTTACATTTTCATAAATTATATGGAATGGTTAATTTAGATTTAGGAATATCTAATGTTGGTTATATGACCAAGATGAATGGATTTGAAATAACACAACCATCTGCATTTAATGTTGGTTTACACATACCAATAAAAGATAAGTGGGATATTTATAATCAATGGAATCTTTATGATGGATATCATACTCATGGACAAGGTATTTCCTATAACTTAAAAAATATGTTTTGGGTAAATGCTGGGTACTATAATGATGTAGAACATGATTTAAATTACTCATCATTAGGATTTGATTTTAAATTTGAAAAGTGGAAGTTTGGATTGGGTGTATTAAATGGTAATGAAACCCATCCATTAAAAAACACATTATTGTTAACAATAAACATGGAGATATAAAATGAAAAAAACAAATTGTAATTGTGACTGCGGTTGTGAATGTGGTTGTTGTAATTAAGGAGAAATAAAATGGCAAAAGATATAGAACAAGCTATTGAAGATGTTAAAGGGAAAAAGTTCGGAGTATCAATTAACAATATTATTGCTATTGTTACTTTTCTTTCTACCGCAATTGCTGGTTGGTATAGTTTTACTGGCCGTATTGATTCGTTGGAAGAAGTAGTACAAGGATTTGCAGAAGCAAGTGATATTGAAATTGTAACGAATAACTTTAACAATATTGATGAAGAATTAAAATATCTACGAGAAAAAGTAGATGGTTTAAAAACACCAAAAGTGAAATCATACGATGGTGATATAATTAAACTACAGAATGAGATTGATAAATTAAAAAGTGAAATCTCAAGATTAGAGAAGTTATTAAAAGACCCATTGTCTGATTTCAAGTAAGGAGTACTTATGAGTAAATTTGTAAAACTACTAATTGCTGTGGTTTTGTTTAGTGTGAGTTCTCAGTTATTTGGACAAGATGCCTATATGACACCTGAAGAAGTTGATAAGGCTATTCAAAAACAAGAACAAAGAGACAACCATTATCGTATTCAAGATGAAAACAAAAGATGGAAAGAGGATAAGATGAGGTTTCAACACAACCGACATCACAAAATTCGTATGAAACATAAGATGAATGTTCATAAGAATAAACATGAACAACGAAAGAAGTTCAAACGAAAAGTAAAACAAAGACGACTAATTAACTTCCTTATGGGGATGGTAGTTGGTTATCATATAGGAGCAAAGTAATGAAAAAACTATTACTATTATCGTTAATGGTTTTTATGGGATGTGCTGCATCAGTATCAACTGAACAATATGTTGGTGAGTATGAGAAACAGAAATCTCTTGATGAAGTTGAAATAACTAAAGTTGATAATCTAAAGATTTTGGATGTTAAGTTCAATAAAGAACTTGAGGATAGATATCCAGAACTTGGAGATAAACGAGTTGCATTTGGGTTAAACCAAGAACTTGCAAATGTTATTTCTTTCATTGGTAGATTCAATCTCGTAGAGGCGGACAGAGATATACAATTATCTATGTTGAACGACCTTAAAGCCAACGAAGCTAAAATAGAGAAAACTAAATACACTGCGTATGTAACTATTTATGATTTCGCTGTTAACTTGAAAGAAGATATCAAAACTGGTAAAGTTCAAACAATAAATGAAACTATTGTTGGTATCCAAGTTAAAGTAATCAATAATGAGAATACTCAGTATGTTGTTGGAAGTGGACAAGGAAGAGCATCCACCATAGGACAAGGATTTTTAAAGAATCCTAATATGGAATGGAATCAAAGTTCTTTAAGTTCTGCATCTAACAAGGCTATGGAAACAGCTGTTGTCAATGTTATTAAAGCAATTGACAGAAGAGGTTGGTAGAATGAATGTGGCAGAGATTATTATTAATAATACTTTTATGGGGTAGTGTCTCTGCCCAAGGTTTTCTTTATAGTTATATTGACCCATGTAATCAGATAGTGGTTCGTGATAATTATAATCTTGAACCCACTAATGGTGGATTTTATGTTACATACTATAATAAATCTAAATTTTTTACATTTGAACAAATAACAAATGGAACATTGGAGACATGGACTGAAAATGTCTACCGAGATTTTGAAGATTTATTTCCATGTGCAGTAAGGGTTGCAGAAGAAATATTATCGTCAGTTCTGGCAAGTAACGCTACAGAACAATTCACAAAACAAGATGTAAGTAATGATGTGGGTGCAGTTAATTATGGTATTAAAACTTCACCAACCATAGATAGTAGTTGGGTAACATCTTTTAATAGTATTTATACAAGAGAAAGTTTTGATGGTAAATCAAGATACGATGGTAACTTTAGTTTTACTGATGATTTCAGTAGATTTAATGCATCATATGGTCAAGGAATAAATTTTCTTGCAAAGAAACAAAATCAAGTGATAAGTGCATCAGGTGTTTTCTTTAGAACATTTGAAGGAACTGATTGGTTATTATCAAGTTCATATGCAAAGTCACTTGTTAAACAAAATTCTGAAGTAATTGTCTTAACAACTGCATATGGAAATGTTAGTAAAAATGCATTTGGTAATTTATCAGTATTATATGGTATGAGAATGCCATTAGATTTATCATTTGGTAAAATAACACTTACTAACTATGTATCTTATACATTATTAAGATATTATAAGGGATTAAATTCAGGAAAACAATATTTATTATTGAAGAGTCCTATCATACTTATGCCTACGATTTCTTTTGATTTTCAATTGAGTCAAGCATTTAAGGTGAACTTAGGATTCTCAATGGGATACAATACGGTTGTGAACGATTATGGTGAAAGAACTAAAACTTATGCTATAATGTTCGGAACATACTTTTAAGGAGAACAAAATGAAGAAACTAATTATGATGTTATTATTGATAGGATTTGGATATTCACAATCATTACCACAACCAGCAGTGGTTGGTAAAGATGTTGAGTTTCCTACATTAAAAATATCACAATTTGTTAAAGTAGATGAAACGATTGGTGTGGTTGATGAAAGAGTAACTTTAGGTGTGAAACAATTACTTGAAGAACAATTTCAAGATACACGATATAGATTAACAGATGATGATAATGCCGATTATACTGCAAATGTAGAGATTCTATATATTGGTAAACCTAATGAAGCATTTAGTATTGCAGGTTTATTTAATCGTAGAAATCAAAAAACCGAAGTTAGATTACTTTTAAACTTAGTACAAAACAAAGAAGGTGTACAGAGAAGTTATCGTGGTATTGGTGAAACAACTACACAAGTATCAGCTGCAGGTTTACAAATTCAAGAGGATGTGGAGTTTGGTAAGAGTGAGTTAGGTGGTTCTTTGAAGAAGGCCATTGAGGATGCTCTTGAAAATATAGAATAGGAGTTCATATGTTGTTAAAACATTGGCCACAAAAAAGAAGAGAGTGGGTAATAGGTGGATTCCTAAATATTCTCTTTATTTTATGTATCGTGGGAATTCGTTATTATTATGCTCAAGAAGAGATGGATTTCTTGAGAGAAGATTCTGCACGACAAGATGTAATGATTACAGAGTTACAAGACTCGGTTGAGATTTTGGTAAAACAAAATAACAATTTATTAAAAGATTTACACGACCATGATAAAACTCGTGGTATTGAGAATAGAAATCTAAAGAAAAAAATGGATGAGTTCCAAGTAGAATTAGATACTATTAAGGAACAACTTTCTAAGAAGGCTTCTATTTATGATAATAGAGAATCACATTCAAGTGGTGCTGGAGTAGTTCCATTTGAAAAAGAATTTGGTAGACAAGATGACTACTTAAGAATCTTTGGTAGAACTGGTGTTGCAATAGTAAATGATAGTATTGTAGATTCAGAAACAGATTTAGGATTTGATGGTAGTATTCAACAAGGAGAACCTTTTATAGAAGAAGGTGAAATTAAAGGTGAATGGTATGCAATTGTACCTGAAAGACAATTTGATGGTATAAGATTGAATAGTAGAAGAAGTAATCCCTTTAAAATTAAACCACCGAGAAACCAAATAAGTGTTGGGCCGTTTTTTGGAATCACATATGACCAAACTACAGGTTTAACAGAACCAGTAGTTGGATTTGGAATCACCTATAATGCACTTAAAGTATGGGATTGGAGATGATAGATTTAGCATTAGGAACAGCGGTAATCTTTACTACGATTACTATTTATATATGGATAAGGAATACATGATATGCCAAATAGAGAAGCAAAAAGTAGAAAACAAAAAAGACATGCATTAAATAAAAAGTGGGCACGAGAGGGAAGAACTGCAAACCAACATAAAAAGTGGAAAGCAAAGAATCCTGATGCACAACAACAAAATCGTTGGGGAAGATAATGATTAAATTAAAAGATTTATTAGTAGAGAATCCAATATCAACAATGTCGCCACCAAGAGAAAAGGGTGGGGTTATTGCATTTGGACACATTAATTATGGTAAGTTTTACCTTAAACCATTAGGTCAGGCAATGAAAGAACTATATGAATTATGTAGGAAAGTAGATATAGTTGCTACTGATTTTGATGATAGAGAATTATTAAAACCATTTTATAATTTAGGTGATTGGAAAAAAAGACCAATAAAAGAACCAATCTTAACTTCTGTAAAGAAATTAGAACAGGCATTAAAAAATCCTAAGAAAAACTTTAAAGAACCAAACAGAGTAATAAATGCATTACCAGGTGGTAAAAGTTTTACAAAATTATTTATGCCTAAATATAAAAAGATAAGTAGTATTGTTAAGAACCTTGAGAAATTCAATAGTCAAAAAGTATCAAAGGTATTTCCAAAGGCAAAACAATCAGATATTGGTAATCAAAAGATAGGTTCATTTATGAATGATGAATATCTTACAAAGATTTTTGATATTAAAGGATTTGCACTTAATAAAAAAGGTTTTGATTTTAATTTGAGTGATGCACATTATTACATTAATAGTCATACAAAAAATAAAAGTTCTAAACCAGTAGTTATAGGTAATGTTAAGAAATGATTAAATTAAAAGAATTATTAGAACTTCGTAATATGGTGTATGCAGAAAGTGTTAGACCTAAAGACGAAAAAAGAATGTCTCGTAAATTAGAATTGTGGGATGAAAATTTGGTATTACCAAGACGACAACCACCTGAAAATGATGCATCACTAACATTAAAAGAAATAAAATATTTATCAAATGTTAAACCCAATGAAGAGTTTGCAAAATCACATGATGATGTTGTAGATTCATTTATGGAGTTAATAGAAAAAAATAGTTTAGATATCAGTAGAAAAGATATTAAAAAAATTGTAAAAGAAAGTGTCAAGTTTATTATGGAGTTAAAATATCATTACAATAGACCACGACCATATCAAATTGCAGAGTTCTATGATATTGATTTAAATGGTACTACATTAGATAGTATGAAAACACCAAGTTATCCAAGTGGACATGCAATCCAAGGTTATTTAATTGGTGAGTATCTATCATATAAAGACCCATCTAACTCTGAAGAATATTTGGGAAAAGGTTCTGATATCGCTGAATCAAGAATTATTGCAAAGGCACACTATCCAAGTGATAGAGATTATGGTAAACAAGTTGCAAAAGCTTTATTCAGAGGTATGAAGAAGTGACATCATTAAAGAAAATATTTTTATTACAAGAAAGAGTTGATTTACTATTTGTTGCATCTGAATTAGTAAAATACTATGGATTGAAATCTAAAGTTAAATTTGGAACATATGGTAAAGATGAAGGTGGGTATGATTGGACAAAAGATACAATAATGTTGAATAAATTTTATCCAAAGGTTTCTGAGTTTATTATTACCGTATTACATGAGATACATCATGCAAAACAAATATCAAAATATGGTAGAAAAAAGTTTATAAAGAAATACCAACAAGCTTCCAATATGGCAGACTTAGATGGTAAAGATAGATATTGGGCCAATAAATGGGAAAGAAAAGCTGAGAATTGGGCAAAACAAGAATATTCCAGAAAATGGAAAAATAAATTCTAATTTTTCTTCTCTTGTCTTATATATATTATTAACTATAGTTATGTTAACATTAAAGGTTTTAAGAAAAATCCAACCTTATTTTTCTCTGAAATAAATACGCCTAATTCTAAATAAAAATTACATTCTGAGAGATTTATAATATACTTATTAATAACTAAAGCATTAAAAGCAAAAGCAATAAAGCAATTGCATAACTAAATTAGGTTTTATATGAAAACTCGTTCAGCAAAGAACAAAGGAAAACGGTTACAAAACAATGTCCGAGATTTAATCTTGGAGAAATTCACACAATTAGAACCAGACGATGTTCGTTCAACTACTATGGGAGATAGTGGTGAAGATATATTATTATCACCAGCAGCTCGTAAATTATTCCCATTCTCAGTAGAGTGTAAAAACCAAGAAAAATTAAACATATGGAGTTCTCTTGAACAAGCAGAAACAAATGCAGGTGGTCATAAACCACTATTAGTATTTAAGAGAAACAGAAGTAAAACATATATTGCATTAGAGATAAATGACTTATTGGACTTATTAGATGACTAAAATATTTGTTTTAGGTTACAATAAGACAGGTACAAAAAGTTTATCAGATGCATTAAGTATTCTTGGGTTCAAAGTATATCATACAGGTGGTGGTGGAGAACTTCTTGAATCAGTATATCAATATATGAAAACCAAAAAGAAACTATTAACTGATTACGATGAGTATGAAGCATTTCTTGATTATCCTATTTATGACCCAATAGTATTTCCACATTTAGTAGATGATTATCCATGGGCAAGATACATATCCTTAACACGACCACTTGATGACTATGTAGAATCGGTATTGAGAGATAAGATAAAAAGATTAGATGATGGTATCGTTGATTCTTGGAATTGGTTAGGAGTTGGTGGTAAAGAAGTATTTGAAAATTATCCACAATATCAAAAAGATTGGATAAAAGGTAAAACAGATTTTAAACATCAAAGTAATTTACTTTGGTTAAATAAGAGAGTGAATCCCAAAAACATCTTACATATGGATTTATCAAAAGGTGATGGTTGGGAAGTATTATGTAAATTTTTAAAAAGAGAGATACCAAGTGGTCAGAAGTTTCCATATCATAAATGAGGCAATTATCAAATCACTACAGATTGGTACACCACTTTATCTTAGTGATTATGTAAGTAATGATGTAAATGAGGGTGAGTTATTAACTTTTGATTGGATTTTGTCTGAAGATAAAAAGTTATATTTGTTAGAAATAAATACAGACCTTGCACTTACTGATTTAATGTTATATGGTTCTGCGGGAATAGACTTTGAACGAATAAAAAAACATTTGTGGGTTAAGGGTTATGAAAAAGTAAAATTAGTTATAAGAGAAGAGGATAAAGGATTCAATCCAGAACCACAATTTATATCTAAACTTACAAAGGAATTACCACAATGTCAAGTAATTTATGCAAAATCAAGAGAAAATTTTTCAAAAGACGATGACACATATTATATAAAAAATTTACCCACAACAAAACATGGTGAAGGTTTAATTACTTTATCAAGATATAAGAATCTATTCAGAGACTTTCTAAAAACTACACCTTATTATGATTATATGCCTAATTGTCAATATGATGATAGTGATTATTGTGAAGAATATATCAAACCATATACAGACGAGTATGGGAATCCAATAGTATTGAAGTGTTTATTTTTAATGGATAAGTTAGGAATGATACCTATTAGACCACAAAGTTCAAATATAAGTTATTCAGAAATTATTAATTTAGTTGGTAATCCAACTCATGTAAATAAAAATCCTAAGTTAGACAATATGTTTGAAATGAAATTTGAAAATAGTACATTTGTAAGAAGTGGGATATGGGCTCAAGTAGGTGGTGAGACAAAAGTAGAGGTACTTGAATCTTCAACTTTTGTAATTGATAAACCAATACGAGAAGTAGAAATAGGTGATAAGGTAAAAGTAAGTACAATAAAAGAATTAGTGGGACATCACTATCCAACACCTGCAAAACCTTTTATATTAAATAAAGTAAATGATGATACAATAGTTGATATAAACAGACCATGGGTAGATTATAAAGAAAAACAACACAATGACATATGTGATTATGGAAAAGTAAGTAATATCCATCAGTATACTTTTAAAACTTGGGTTGAGATAAATAATTTTATGTTTTCACCAATTGAGTTTATATATATTAATAGAGACAATGAATTCCAATTTGTAAAAACTACAGATGTAAAAGTTGGAGATAGGTTTTTAGATAATCCAATAACACATGTAGAATTACATGAGGAACCTATGTCTTTTTATGGATTACAAATTGAAGGTTATGACAATTATTATTTGGAGAATACTATTATAACAACAACACACCACTTACCAAAACCATGAAAGATAGACATTCAGACGAATTTATAAGAGCAGTTAAGTCTATTGATATATTGAAAAAACGAATGGAAGAGTTTAGTGATATGCCAGTACCAGATACAAAAGATTTGTGGAAGTATAGAATAGGTAAAAAGAAATTAAACAAAAATGAGTTTTAATTGAGTCAATTAGTTATAAACATATTAGATAAAGCACTAAAAACAAAAGGACAATCTCTTAAGAAAACCAATGAGTATATGTATTGGAGTCCTTTTGTATCACATCACAAACCTAAATTACAAGTAAATATACAAACAGGTAAGTGGCATTGTTGGGTAAGTAATCAAGGTGGACACAACTTATTCCAATTGTTAAAACAGGTGGGTGCACCAAGAGAATTATTTAAAGAATTAAGTGATAGTATCGGTGGTACATTCTATTCATCAGATAAAAAAGAAACCAAACAAACAATATTAAATCTTCCAAAGGAAGCCAAACCATTATGGAATGGTGGTGATTCACTTCAGAAGTTACATGCATTGAAGTTCGTCATGGAAAGAGGATTAGATATGAGTGACATCATACGATATAATCTACATTATTGTTTACATGGACAATATCAGAATAGAATCATTATACCAAGTTATGATTCAGATGGTATATTGAATTACTTTGTAGGTAGAGACTTTTATAAGTCTACCATGAAATACAAAAATCCACCTATACAAAAGGACATCATCGGTTTTGACCTATATGTAGATTGGAGTGAACCGATTATCCTTTGTGAAGGCGTGTTTGATGCAATGGCCATCAAGAATAATACGATTCCACTTTTTGGAAAAACAATACTTCCTAAACTTGAGAAAAAAATCGTTGAAAAGAGAGTGAAAAATATCGTCATCGTTTTGGATGATGATGCATTTAAGGACTCTTTGAAGATGATTGACAAGTTTCTTAACATGGGAATACAAGTAGACTTTGTTAAACTTGAAGGAAAAGACCCAAGTGATTTAGGGTATAAAAAGATGATACATCACTTAAATGAATCAACCGAGGTTAATTTTAAAGAACTAATGAGAATGAAAATATATGGTAACAGATAAATTAAAAGTTTCCTTTAGGAAACTAAAACACATACATCACATAAGTGATATACAGATTAGAAATTTACAACGACATAAAGAATACGAACAAGTATTTGAAGGACTTTACAAAGAAGTAAAGAAGAATCCTAAGAATGCAATATCGTATATTGGTGGTGATATTGCACATAGTAAAACAGAAATGTCACCAGAGTTAGTAGACCAATTATCTCGTTTATTTAAGAACTTGGCAGACATATGTCCATTAGTTATTATCGCAGGTAATCACGATGCAAATCTAAATAATTTAAGTCGTATGGATGTTTTAACACCTATTGTTGAAAACCTTAATCATCCAAACTTACATTACCTAAAGAAAACAGGTATTTACACTTGTGCTGATACTGATTTAATCGTATGGGATGTATGGGATAAAGAAAAAGATTATATCAAGGCAAAGGATGTACCTGGTGATAGGAAGAAAGTTGTATTATTTCATGGTACGGTAGATAGAAGTGAAACTGATTTAGGATTCAAGTTACCATCTAAAGTAAAGATGAGTATGTTCAAAGGATATGACTTAGGATTACTTGGTGATATTCACAAAAGACAATTCCTTGATAAAGATGAAAGGATTGCATATTGTGGTTCATTAGTTCAACAGAATCATGGTGAAGATATTGGTAAAGGTTATTTGTTATGGGATATGGAAACTCTTAAATCAGAATACATTGAGATTCCAAATGAATATGGTTATTACACAATCAACATTGATAATGGTAAACTACCTGAACTACCAGACTTTCCAGCAAAACCAAGAGTTCGTATTAGAGTAAGTAATACAAAACCATCACAATTAAAAAAGTTGATGACACAATTACAGAAGAAGGCTAAGATTCAAGAAAGTGTTATCACAAAAGTAGATGGACTAAGTACCGAAAAGATTCGTGATAAAAAGATTAATATTGGTGATGTAAATAATCCTGACTATCAATATGATTTAGTTAGTGAGTATTTAAAAAACAATTATATTGTTGATGATGATACTATGATTAAGATTAAAGATATATTGAAAGAATTAAATCAAGTTATACCTGATGCAGATGTACAAAGAAATATTAGTTGGAAGTTAAAGAAGTTTGAATTTAGTAACCTATTCAGTTATGGTGAAGATAATATAGTTGACTTCACTAAACTAAATGGAATGATTGGATTGTTTGCTCCTAATGCAAGTGGTAAATCTGCATTGTTAGATGCATTATGTTTTAACTTATTTGATTTAAGTTCTCGTGCATATAAAGCAGATAATATTATTAACAAGTCAAAAAACAATTTACATTGTAAAGTAAACTTTGAGATAGATGGTATAGATTATTTTATTGAGAAGTTTGGTAAGAAAAATCTAAGAACAGGTCATGTTAAAGTTGATATTGATTTTTGGATGGTAGATGAAACAGGTGAAAATGTAAGTTTAAATGGTGACCAAAGAAGAACTACACAAAAAAATATCCAAAGGGTTATTGGTAGTTTTGATGATTTTATACTTACATCCATGAGTAGTCAAAACGATTCTACCGTATTTATTAATAAAACTCAGAAAGAACGAAAAGAATTATTATCTCAGTTTATGGGATTAAAGATATTTGATTCATTATGGATTCAGGCAAACGAAGACATCAGAGAAGTTAATGCATTGTTAACTGATTTTAAAAAGTCAGATTATGATAAAGAACTTGCTACAATTACTGATGATTTAATTTTACTTGAGGGTAAAGAAAAAGAGTTTAAAAAAGATGAAAAAGATTTAAAGACTCAAATCAAAAAGGTTCAAAGTGACATCAAGGAACAAACCAAACGATTAAAACCTGTAGATGATAATCTAAAGAGTATAGAAGAGTTGGAAGTTCAACACTCTAAGTTAACAACATTATCAGAAAATGTCAAGGAAAAACTTGCAGAGTATGAAGTAGAACAATATGACTTTGAAAGAGCAGTTCAAGAAATAGAGAATAAAATTGTTATCTATAAACAAGATGGTGTTGAAGAGAATTATTACAAGTTAGAAAAACTTGAAGAGGAACGAGATTTATTTCAAATAGAATTAGATAAACTAAAGGCAGATGTAAGAGTTAAATTAGATAAGATTGATAAACTTGGTAATTTGACACACGATGAGAATTGTGAACATTGTATGAGTAATCCATTCACATTAGATGCTATTGAAACCAAAAAGAATCTTGAAAAAGATAAAACTCTTGCACAAGAGTATGTACAGAAGAAACAAGAGATGGAAGATGAAATACAGAAACATTTCAAAGTTCGTGCATTCAAAAAAGATTTAGATGAATTACAAGATAAACTAAGTGAAAAACAAAGATATCAAGATAACATCATATCTAATATAAACATCACAAAAGAAAAACAAAAAAATATCACTACACAATTTAATCTTATTACAAGTGATATGGAAAGGTCTAAATCACAAGAACAAAATGTAATGTTTAATTCTCAAGTATTAGAAGAGATTGACAATTTAGAAAATGGTTTAACTGATTTAGATTATCAATTAGATGTGGTTAGTGATAAATTAACTAAACTTCATGGTGAAATACAAGTTCATAAAACTAATGAAAAACAAATCAATGATAACATTGATAAAGTTGCAGAACTTGAAGATTCACATCAGGCATATCAATATTTATTAGAGGCCATCAAACGAGATGGTGTACCTTATGATTTGATTAGTAAATCATTACCTACCGTAGAAGGTGCAGTAAATGATATATTGGCACAGATAGTTGACTTTAGTATTGTGTTTAATATGGATGGTAAACAAATTGATACACATATTGTTTATGATGATGATAGAGTATGGCCTTTAGAATTATCAAGTGGTATGGAACGATTCATTAGTTCTCTTGCAATAAGAGTTGGTTTAATGAATGTAAGTAATTTACCACGAAGTAACTTCCTTGCTATTGATGAGGGTTGGGGAACAATGGATAGTGATAATCTGAACTCAGTTGCACAACTATTCCAATATCTGAAATCAGAGTTTCAGTTTAATTTAGTTGTATCACACATTGAAACAATGAGAGATTTTGTAGATACCTTATTGGAAATCAAGAAGGTAAAGGGAAGTTCATCTGTTAGGTTTGCCAGAAGTTGACCTTAAAACATTTTGTGGTCTAACAGAGTTTTCTCTATAAACCTTATGTATTTGTTGATTTATAAATGACGAAAGGGAAGTTCTATTCTCTTTACAATGCATTTTTAACCAATTTACTAAATCTTCATCTAATGTAAAGTTATATCTTTTCTTATTCATAATAATCCTACATATTTTATACACACTTTTTGTGTATTAATAAGTATATAACTGCCCTTGTTTTATATTTATAGTAAATCACTTAAGTTGTGGGAACAAAATGCCAGTATTAAAAAAGATAAATAAATTCCAAGGATTAAAAGATTTAGATGTACTCGTTGAAGAATCTGGACTTACCAGTAAATATTTCAATGTAGTAGACTTTCCGAGTGCCATTCCAAAAGGTGCTTCTTCCTTTATTATTGCTGGTTCAAGATTTCTAAAAGAAAATGTAGAGTTAAAAATAGAAATACTTGACTCTGCAGGTAACACCGTATATACAGAACCTATTCCAAATTATCTTGAGGGTAATGCTCGTAGAATATCAATGGAAGTGTATGATGATGTTGCACCAGGTGATGGGTTTCTTTACATTGTTGGTGAATTAAAAGATGGTCATGTAGATACAACAACTTCACCAAATCAAAGTCCATTTGACCCACTATTAGAAGACTTAAAACAACAAGCAAAATTCGGTAATGATGTTCTTGATGAAATTGAAGAACTTGAGAAAATAAAAAATATATCACAAGGTAATCAACAACAGGCACAAGTACAAGATATACCACAGGCTTATCAAGGTATTTACAATGTTAGATATGTAAGACCTATCTTTATTAATTCCACTATACCGAATACAGAACCAATTATTTTCCATGGTGCACCCACAATAACTGCAAGGGAAATTGTTAAAGGATTTATAAATAATAGTACTGCAGACACAACCGTAACGATTACAGGTAGTGGTGAGATAGTTAATCTACCAGACCATACTGAAGGTCAAAAACCACCACCAGACCCATTACCATTTGAAGGTATTAAACCAATTGATTTTGATAGTGTTGAAAGTATTACCAATCATATAGAAAGACTTAAAAACAATAGAAAGAATAAGATTGAGGTTATACGACAACCAGCATTGGCAGTTCGTGGTAGAATTGTTAGAAGGGAATCACCTGAACAAGAAAAGTCAGAATTTGTAATAAATGGTTTAGAAAGTGGAACTGAAAATGATTCAAATAAAATCTCAAGTGCACTTACTGGTGGAACACTTACGGTTAATAATCCGAAAGTAGATACAAATAAATTTCCAAGTGACAAGTTTACAATACCTACAAGTTTTGAAACTAAAATTAAAAAAGTCAAAAATGGTGGAGTGTGTGTACCTGAAGACCAATTCTTTGTAATTGAAAAAGATTCAGGTATAAAGTTTCCTGCAGATATATTACTTGAACCTGATGAAACGGCAGGAATATCACAAGTTACAATGTCATATACACCAGCACCATCTCAATCCATAAGTAATACACACTTTAGGTCATTTGCAGATATTACGGTTGGTAACTTAAGGACATTTAGTGGTGATGTTTATAAAACTAAGATTTATGCAAAAAGTAGAGGAACTCTTGGTGACTTTGAGAAGATATATGAAACACCAATTGAATCACCACAACTATTAATAGACCCATTCGGTACAACAGGTTTTGCAAACACAGGATATTTTTATAAACAAGATATCATAGATGATTATTGGACAATAAGTAATGGTACTAAAACACGAAATGATGATTATATCATTGATGGGATGTTAATTAGTGGTAGTAATAAAGGTTTAACTGAAAATGTAGATTTAATAACATCACAAAGTGTAGAGTTAGAATATAATGTACCATATACGATTCAGTTCAATGCACATTATTTAAAAGAAGATAAACAAATATCAAAACAAAGTGGAGATATAGAAAAAAGAGCTACTCTAAAAGTATTTTTAAGTGGTTCTGCAATTACTGGAACAGGTGGAGAAGATAACCATTTCTTAGGTGAAGTTGATATACCAACTAATAACTCTACACCACAAGGTACAATTGAGAACATCTTTAATACATTTATATCTTCAAAAACAGGTGACCCAAAAACACAAATTATATTTAGAGTAGAGGCAGGTAGATTTGTAATATCCGATGTGATGTTACGACCTTATAGTGAAACAAACTTTAATCCTGAATTCTTTAAGGCAATCGTACCGATGCCTCATCCAATGCCTAAAAAACCAGACCAATATGATTTCTTGGCAGAGTTTTTTGATGTAAATAATAATATTGCAGAGACAATTGCCTTAACAGAAAATGTACCATTCGTAGGTGCTGCAATAAACATTGATGGTGATGGTAATCTACTTAGTGGTTCCATGTATATGGGAAGTGTAGAAGGTAGTGGTATCCAAATGCATGGTGGTTCTGCCTATATTAGAAGTATTGGGTATAATGGTTTTGATAGAACAATAGCAGAGAACAAAGGTGGATTCTTAATGTTTAGTGGTTCTGTATCTGAATCAATAGGTACATCACAAAGTTATGATGGAGTGGGATTAGAATTAGTTGATGCTCATAGTTCAAATGATAGATATTTAAGATTTAGAACTCAACCAAGTATTTTTGAAGTTGTAACTGATACATTCTTCTTGGGTAGTGAAAGTTCTGCATTTGTTAGTGGTAGTGGTGGAAACATAGAGATTAGTTCAAGTAACTTTCACCTAACACAACAAGGTGATGTAACCATGAGTGGTACAATTAATGCTACTGCTGGTAACATTGGAGATTTCCAAATAATAGATGGACAAATTAGTGGTAGTAATATCACAATGAATGCAAATAATTCCACGATATTCAAAACAGACCAAGGCCCAGGTTCTGATACATCTGCAGCATTTGACCATTTAAGAGATGAATACTACATAGACTTTACACCACTTGAAGAAAGTCCTGATAATTTTTATATCAAGATGGGGCCAAACTTCATGGTGGATAAAGATGGTGTGTTGATTGCAAGTGGTGCAAAATTTGAAGGTACGATAACTGCAAGTGCAGGTTTGATTGGTGGATTCACTACTGATTCACATTCATTTAGTAGTACCAATATATTCATTAGTGGTTCACCAACAATAGGTGGTCAAGATAGTGCTTCATATATGTTTATCTCTACATCAAAATTTAATGTAAAACAAGATGGAGATATAACAGGTTCAAATGTATTATTTACTGGTGGTAAAATTGCTGGATTTGATATAAGTGGAACAAAATTACAACAAGGAACATCATTTCACTTAGATGGTGGAGCAACAGGTAATAGTTATTTTATCTCAAGTTCTAACTTCCAAGTTGAGGCAGACGGTGATGTAAGTGGTTCAAGTGTATTTTTTGATGGTGGTAAAATTGGTGGTTTTGAATTAACTTCAACACAAATAAATGATACAGGTGATAACTTATTATTAAAATCAAGTGGACAAATTACAGGTTCAAAAGTTTTATTTGATGGTGGTAAAATTGGTGGATTTACAATTGATTCGGATGAGATTAAAAGTGGAACAAATGTTGGTTTAAATTCTGCAACAAAGGCCATTACAATAAACAATACCACATTCGGAAATCAAGGGATTCAATTAGAATATAATAGTGGAACACCGAGAGGTTATATTGGAGATGGTAGTGATAGATTTTTTAAATTTGATGGAACTGATGTTGAATTAAGTGCACCTAAAATGTTTATCTCATCATCAGGTGGTGGAACAATTGCCATGGGTGATACCATACCACAAAATCTAACAAGTGATGGATTATTATTAAGTGGTAGTGGTGATTTTAATTTTCAAGGTAATGCAACAAACTTAGTAAGAAAGATAGGTACTGCACTCACAATAAAATCTGAAACATTCTCATTAACAGGAACAGATTTAGAAATATCAAATGATAAAATTAGCATAGGTACATTAAGTGCTATTACCGATGTTGCAGATACATCTACAGGTTTCTTAGTTGACTCAAGTGGTAATGTATTGATTAAACAAGGTGGTGCAAACGCTGAATACCTACAATTCAATAGTGGTAATGTAACAATAAAATCAGGTACATTCTCATTAACAGGAACAAACTTAGAAATATCAAATGATAAAATCAGTATAGGTACATTGGCAAGTGCTACTGATATCGCAGATGCATCTACAGGATTCCATGTGGATTCAAGTGGTAATGTACTGATTAAACAAGGTGGTGCAAATGCAGAGTATCTAAAATTCCATGGTGGTGGTATTGATATCAAGGCAGGTACATTTGACTTGGCAACTTCTACATTAGTAATAGATAGTGGAACAAAGAGTGGTCAGATAGCATTAGGGGCAACACCAAACACAACTGGTAGTGGTACAAATGCTGGTATCTATATGGATGGTACTGGTGACTTTCTTGCATATACAAATGCCACTAACTACATTAGAAAATCATTTGCAGATTTAGATATAAAGGCAGAAAATTTTGATTTAGATGCAGGAACATTGATATTAGATAGTGGAACCAACAATGGTATTATTGCATTAGGTGGTACACCACCAACTGCATACAATAGTGGAACAGGTTTCTATGCAGATGGTAATGGTAAACTTTTAATTGGTATACATGATGGTAATAGAATACAATTTGATGGTGCTGATTTTACAATAGTTTCAAACCAATTACAAATTGATACAACTAATATTGATATTAATACATCTACAAAAAGAATACAAGTATTTAACGATAGTGGTGATGAATATATAAGAATTGGTGAAACAAGTGATGCGGGTGGTAGTGATGATTATGGGATGAAAATCTATGATGGAAGTGGAACTGCCGATAGTAATACTTTAGTTAAGTTTGGTGAAGAGGGTAATAGGATTGCAGGGTGGACAATAGACTCAGGTAATATATTCTCTGATAATTTATTTATAAGAAGTACAGGAACAATAGAAACTGCAGACTTTGCATCTAATCTAAAAGGTTGGAGAATATCTGCAGAGGGTAATGGAACTGCAGAGTTTGAAAATGCAAGAATTCGTGGTACATTATCTACGGCAGTCTTTGAGAAAGAAACCGTAAATGCCGTTGGTGGACAATTATATGTTGCAAACTCAACATCATTAACTGGTTCAGGTGTAATATCTGCAAGTTACTCAACTATGTCGGTAGTAAATGCAACTGGATTTACAGGTAGTTATAATGGATTTAATTCATCAGGTGTATTGACAAATGCAGCACTTGTAAATGGTGAAATTTTACAAATAAAGAAAATAGGAGCAACAGGATTTAGTACAGAGTATGTATTAGTTCAAAGTGCCTCAAGAGATTTTCCTGATAGTGCTACTAATTTTGCAGGTAAACTTTATGTTTCAAGAAGTTGGGGTGCAGGTGGTCAAGGTTCCTTTGTAGGAGACTTGGCAAGTAATGCACAAGACTATGAAGAAGGACAAGTAATTGTTAGTACTGGTCGTTATGTAAGTGGAACTGGTACAAATACATCAGGAAGTGGATACATTAAATTAAATGCAAATCCAAATGATGTAACCACACCATACATTGATATTGTAGAAAGAACAGGTAGTGGGATTTATGATGTAGATTTGAAAGCTCGTGTTGGTGATTTAAGTGGAGTGAATGTTAGTGAGTTTGCAGAGTTTGGTATCACACCAGCAAATGCAGGGTTTGGTATTTATACAAGTAATGGTTACTTTACTGGTGGTATAACTGCAACTACAGGTTCTATTACTGGTAAGTTATTTGTACATACAGGAGTTGGTGCAAGTAATAAGATTATAATTGGTACTGATGTAAATGGTAGTAACGATGGTATTAGTGTTAATGACCATAACTATTGGTATACTACAGGACAATTTAAAGTAGGTTCAGGAACCAATTTCCTATCACATGATGGTAGTGGTGATATACAAATACAATCACAAAAATTTGAATTAGATGCAACAGACCTACATATATCATCAACACAAGCATCAATGAGTTTAGGTCACGATAGTGACCCAAATAATGATGGTGGAATAAAATTAAAAGGTACTGCAGGCGGTAGTATCGGATTGGGTGGTGTAATCCCAACAAACTTATCAAGTAATGGTATATTCTTAAGTGGTAGTGGAGAATTTAATTTACAAAAAGACTCAAATGAATATATAAGATTTGATTCAAGTGGTTTAGAAGTAAAAACAGAAAACTTAAATGTAGATACATCCACATTTGATGTTAAAACAGATGGTGGTGGAAAAATCGCACTTGGTTCATCTGCAACAACATTTGGAACTGAAGGAATATTCATGAGTGGTAGTGGTGAAATTTCTATATATAGAAATCCAACCAATTACTTAATAATGACTGGTAGTACATTTGACCTTGCTGTAGATAATTTACAAGTATCAACTTCAAGACTTGAAGTAACATCAAGTGGTATTGAGATATCATCCACACAAGCCTCAATGAGTCTTGGTAATGATAGAGCGATTAACCTTGATGGTTCAGGTAATGGTGCAATCCAAGTTGGTAATGGTGTTTCAAGTGTAACAGATACAGGTGGAACTAATAAAGGTGTATACATTGAGGGTGATGGTGACTTTATCTTCAAGGCAGGTGCCAATAAATATTTACAATTCAATGGTGGTGATTTAGATTTAAGAACTACACGAGCAAAAATAAGTGGTAGTAATATTGAGATTGGAACAACTAATTTTGATTTAGATGTTTCAACAATGAGAGTATCATCATCTAATTCAGGAGTAATTGCACTTGGTTCAACACCACCAGTTGCATATGATAATGGTAATGGATTCTATGTAGATGGGACAGGTAAATTCCTAATCGGTAATACAAGTGGTAATCATATTAACTTTGATGGTAGTAGTACATTTAACATCAAAACAACACAACTTGATTTAGATGTTTCAACAATGAGAGTATCATCATCTAATAGTGGGGTGATTGCATTAGGTGCAACACCACCAGTTGCATATGATAATGGTGATGGTTTTTATGTGGATGGGACAGGTAAGTTCTTAATTGGTGATACAAGTGGTAATCATATTAATTTTGATGGTGGTAGTACATTTAACATTAAAACAACACAATTTGAATTAGATACTGCAGCTCTTGATATAAGTTCTACAAACCAAAAAATAGATTTGGGTAGTGGTAAGATTGTATTAGATGCAGATGGTGGAACAGGTGGAGTTCCAATAATCAAAGTTGATGGTGGTGAGTTAAGTGGTAGTGACTTCTTTGTCTCTACTGCAGGTGCATTAAGTGCAAGTGCATTCCTATTCTCTACGAACTTGGCAGTTGATACCAATGCAACAATAAACTTCGGTGAAAGTAATTATCAATCATTTGCATATGGTAGAGATGATAGTTTAAAAATAGTAACAGGAGATTTTAATTTAACCACAAATACATTGATTGCGTCCTCGTCTGGTGTTGGAACAATTGCACTTGGTTCTACACCACCAGAAAGTGCAACTGCAGGTAGTGGTATTTTCTTAAAAGGTGATGGAACATTCTTATTTGGAAACACAAGTGCAAACCATGTTAACTTTGATGGTTCAACCTTAAGTATAAAAACTACAGATATAGATTTATTAACAACAGGTACAAATAAAATCAAATTAGATTCCACTGCAAGTACACCAGTATTTGCAATGGGTGCAACCTTAAACACAAGTGTTAGTGGAACTAATAAAGGTATCTTCATGGATGGTACTGGAGACTTCTTAGTACGAGGAGATGCCAATAATTTAATCAAGTTTGATGCAGTTGGTAACACTTTACAATTAAAATCCGATACTTTTGCATTAGATGCAGGGACTATCATTATGGATAGTGCAACTAATAATGGTAAAGTTTCATTAGGTGTATCACCACCAACTGCCTTTGATAGTGGTAATGGATTTTATGCAGATGGTCAAGGTAGATTATTAGTTGGTAGTTCTACAGGTTCAAGGATTTCATTTGATGGAACCAACACACTTAAATTAGTTACAGATGATTTCCATTTAAGTGGTAGTACAACATTACGAATGAATAATTCAACACTTATATATGGTGCAAGTGCAGCATCACAAACCTTAACGAGTGGTACAGGAGTCTTATTAAATAGTAGTGGACACTTCAGAGCTGGTGAAGGTAATGGACATAGAATATCGTGGGATGGTACTAATTTGATTATGAGTTCATCTACATTTTTCTTAGGTTCAAAAGGAAGTGATAACGCATACATCAGTAGTTCAGGAAATAATTTAGAAATCAGTAGTAGTGGTTATGCATTATTACCAGATGGACAAGCAACATTTATGACTGGTTCTAATCAAATTAGATTCACACCAGAGGGTAATATTGAATCAAAAGATTATTTACTTGAAAGAAGTAGATTGTTCGGTGCAGGTACAGACAATTCAACCACAATAACATTAGCTAGTCAGACAAGTATCACATCAGAAGATGATAGTGCTGAAATTATAAAAGGTGACGGAAGTAATTCCTTTGCATTAGTGAGGGATGTTTATGTTACAAACTTAATAGTAGATAATGGTAAAACTTTATACACAAATGGATTTAGATTATATGTAAACGATACATTAACAATTAATACCACAGGTTTAATAGATGCCAGTGGAGAAAATGGAACTGATGGACAAGCTGCTGGCCAGAGTGGTGCTGGTAAAGCTGGTGGTGCTGGTGGTGCTGGTGGTGCTAAAGGAAAAAGTGTTTCAACAAATTTAACAACAACATTAGTAAGTGGTAGTGATGGTGGACAAGGTGGAAATAGTGGCCCAAATAGTGGTACAGCAGATGTAACTGGTGGTGGCGGTGGTGGTGCTGGTGGTTCAGGTGGTATAATGTTTATAGCCTCAAGAAAAATTGTTAATAATGCGAATACTGGATATGGATTCAAGGCCGATGGTGGTAAAGGTGGTGATGGAGGAAATGGTGAAGAACTTTTACCATAACATAAAATTTAATACAGGAGATATTATATGGCAGTAACAACTGGAAATATAGGTGGTAGTGGTGGTGCTGGTGGTGCCTCATCTGCAGCATCTGGAACCACAAGAATAAATGTAATTGACCCACACTTAGTACAGATGATGAGAGATGTATTAAGTTCTGAAGATACTACTGGTAGATTATCACCAGGTGCAGGCCCATCTGGAGGTGGTGGTGGTGGTGCCATGGATGGTAGTGTAAGTGGTACTCCTTTAAATGGTGGTGCTGGATTGAGTGGTGGTGCAGTAACAAGAAGTATTATACCAGGTAACTCTGCACAAGGTGGAAGTGGTGGTACATCTACAAATGGAACTGCATCTACAATAGCCTCATCCGCTGGAGGTGGAGGAGGTGGAGGTGGTACAGGTGGTGCTATCGTAATAATAACCACTACACCTGTATCAAGTGTCGGTACAAGTAATACGGCAAGTTATAGTACTTCTACTTCAAATGGTAATATTTCTACAAGAAGAGGAAGAGGTGGAACTGGTGGAAGTAAAGCTGGCCCATCTGCCTCTAATGCATCAAATGGAAATAATGGTAGTAATGGTGGAAATGGTAAAGAAATAATAATACAGGTTTAGGATATAAATGGCTAATTTAGACAAATCAGGAATATCAAGTGGTAATACAATCACAACGGCTCATATAACTAATTTATATGATGCACTAACTGGTACTATTACTTTTGATAACATCAATATCAAGAAATTCAATTCTCTTGGGATAGATGATAATGCCACATCAACACAAATAACAATCTCAGATACAGGTTTGGGTATTAATGATACTTCACCTGGTGTTGCATTGGATGTTGATGGTGCAGGTAGATTTACTGGTAATCTAACAGCTTACTATTCTTCAGATATAAGATTAAAAGATAACATCAGACCTATAGAGGATTCACTATTTAAAATCAGTAGACTACGAGGAGTAGAGTTTGATTGGAATGAAAAGGCAGATATCGTTGAAAGAGAAAAGGGACATGATATTGGACTGATTGCACAAGAGGTTGAACAAGTATTACCTGAAATTGTAACTACTCGTAAAGATGGATATAAAGCAATACAATATGATAAGGTTGTATCTTTATTGGTTCAAGGTATTAATGACCAACAAAAACAAATAGAAGATTTGAAAAAAGAATTAGATGAAATTAAAAAGAGGTTATAGAAGTGGCACTTCAAAGTGGTTGGAAAATACTAAGTATTAATATTACCGATGGTGGTAGTGGGTATGGTAGTTCACAAACCTATACTTTAAATGCAAGAACTAAATCAAAACATGGACAAAGTTTTGCAGGTACTTGTACAAGTAATGGTAGTGGTGTTATCGTCTCAACAAACATCACTAATAATGGTGAGAACTACTCAAGTGGTTCCACAACATTAGGTATATTGGATGCACCAGGACATGGTGCATTGTTAATTCCTGTTATTGGTCAAAATGTTTCCATGAGTATATCAGATATGAATCAAGAAAAGGGTATTGCAGTCAATAGTGCAAACTCAGATATTCATGATTTGTATCAAGACTTTGCTTCAGTAGGTGGTGTAAATGACGCAGGTGAGAATGTTAATATTTCACCTGATGCAACAGACAATAAACCTAACTTTGATTATGACCAAGGTGGGCCAGTAAGTGGTAGTGCACAACATCCAATACACTTTGATGAATTTTATGGTGCAGTATATGACACTTATGGTGGTGGTGGATGTTTATTGATTGGTACTTCTATCACTTTACAAGATGAAAAGGGTAATACTTTTTATAAAAATATTGAAGATGTAAATGTAGGTGATACTATTGTGGCATATCACAATGATGATATTCCATTAGACTTTGACTCTACAGACACTTGGGGTGAGTGGAGTGATGATGATATATCAGACACAAGAATAGTAACAGGAAGTGTAAAACATTTATACTTTGATTATTATGAAAGTTATTATAGAATCAATAGTATTATCAATACTACAGAAGAACATCCATGGTTAGTTAAAAGTGCTATCAGTAGAGGTGAAGAGGGTAGTGGATATATTTATCAATATAAAAGAACTGATGAATTAGTTCAGTATGATGACTATTTAATAAGAGACGATTTAACAGAAGTACAAATTGTCACTATACAAAAAGTAGAGGAAGAAGTAGAGGTTGTTAATTTAAATTGTGAACCTTATGATGTATATTTTGCACAAGGATATATGACTCATAATGTTCACGCAAAATAGAGGTTATTATGTTTGATGTATATTATAGTACAGGTGGTGGTTCATTAGTTTATGGTGGAAGTGATGTTTGGGTTAACAAATGGTTAAAAGAAGTTAGTCCAAAACTTACATATCCAAGTAAACTATTGATACATCGTAATCGTATAGATGATTTAAATGTGGAGTTTGATACTGATGTTGAGGTGGTATGGCAAAGTGATGACCCAATCAAGTTTGAACAATACATAAAAGAGTGTAGAAGAATCAATATACTTCATGGATACTACACACCACATAAATTAATATCTGAACATCGTGATAAGATACATTCTAATGTAGTTCATGTTAGTTTAGACTTAAGTTTACAGGCAGGGTTTACTTTAAATCTACCGAGATTAATGCACTTTGCCTCATCAAAAGATTGGGAAAGAGATGTTTTGAAATGGTCAAAACACAAGATTTGGATAGGTGTACAAAAAACACCATTACATAAAGATTTTGATTTAATTGATATACCGAATTATTATGAATTTGAACGAAACAAAGATATCGTGATGAATGACACTATTGGTTTTGCCGCCAGAATGGAAACGAGAAAGGCCCCACACTTCCTATTAGGACATAAATCATTTGCATTCACCGATATCTTTGATGTTCAAGAGTGGGAAAAGAAACTAAAAATTAAATTTTCTGATACAAGATTTTATCAATTTAAGTATCAGTTCTTAAAAAAGTTTTTAGATAGAGATGATTGGGGAATAAGTCATTCTGCACATCTCAATGAACCTTTTGGATATAGTATTTTTGAGGCAATTGACTATGGTAAATTACCAATTTTACCACATAATTGGTGTGATGATATGCATTATCCATTTAGAGCAACCACAAAGGAAGAGTTTGATAAATGTGTAGAAGAGATAAAAACATTATCAGAATTACATAGAAAAACTTTACTTGAAGGGTTGAGAAAAAATTTAAAAAAATACGATAATAAAGAAGAATGGGTTGAAAAATATCTACGAATCTACAACGAGTAATATTTATAATTATGAGTACAACAATAAACCAAAACTTATCATTAGGAAAACTAAGAAGAGCAGTTAGTTCGTCTATCTCAAGTTATACGACCGCAAACACTTCACTTACAAGTGCAGGTGGTGGTGGACAAACTAAGATGTCTGAGTTTTCAATTGATAGTGTGGATAATACATTAAATGGTTTCGCCTATGTTGATGAACAAACATCTGAGAATTATAACTTGACTTTTCAAAATGCTGGTAGTAAATTCTTAAGTAAAATTGGTTCTCGTAGTGATAACTTTACATGGACTACAAATCAAAGTGATGCATTTAGTTTATCAACAGATAGTGGTTATCAAAGAACATTCAGTGCAGGAACCATATCGGATTTAAAAACTGCAGTTGGTAGTAATCTTGTTGGTAATAGTAATTTTGCAACTTGGACAAATCTTTCTACACCAGGAACATGGACAAAGGAAGTTGTAGATGCAGTTACGAAACACACTTATAGTGGTGGAACACCAAATGCAGACCCTGCAGGTAGTGGTTCTTCGTTTGCAGCACAGATTGACGATGGTGCATTGACTCAAACTATTAGTGTAGATGCATATTCTACTTATGAAATTCAAGGAAGATTTTATAATACAAGTGCTGGTGATAGAAATATACAAGTTGTACTAAAAAGTAACTCACATACATTTGGTAGAAATGGTGCAAACAATACAAACAATTGGAATTTATTTACCGATAACTTTTATACAAGTGGTTCCACTTCAGTAGATTTAAGATTAGAGTTTACAGGTAGTGCAGGTAATATTTTTATTGACCATATTACATTAAAGAAGTGGGCAGGGCCACAATACAATGACCAAACCGTAACAATATCTGGTAAGTATAATGATGATGGACAATCGGATGGATTCAATGACCATTCCACAAGATATAACACCGCAGTAACAAAGGTTGTAGAGGTACAAGATACATATGGTGGACAAACGGTTGCATGTTTCCTACCAGGTTCAAAAGTATCCACACCAAGTGGTGATAAAAACATAGAGGACTTAGATATTGGAGATGAGGTAAATACATTTAATATTCAAACTTTACCTGATGAGGATTTAGGATATGAAGAATGGTCAACTTGGACAACATCATCAATAGATGGATTTGAATCAAGTACTGCAGTAATTGATAATTATTATTTTGATTATGCATCACATTATTATGTTTTATTTGGTGTAAACAATACTACAGGATTTAACTCAGAACTTAAAGTTACTGGTGAACATGAATTATTAATAAAAGATACAGACAATGTATGGAAATGGATGAAGGCAGGTAATTGTAAAGTTGGACAATCTTTATTGGGTGAAGATAAATCATTAATTTTAATTGACCAAATATCAAGAGTAGAAGGTGAAGTTGAAGTTGTTAATCTTGATGTAGAACCTTCTGATGTATATCTTGTAAATGGAATATTAGTACATAATAAAGGAACAAATTCAGCACCATAATGAAACCGATAGTTATAAATATAGGAACACCTTGTGGATTGAATCCACACAATTTACATTTAATTAGAGATTCAATCTTTAAACAACCATTAGTTAATGATGAAATGTTTGATATAAGATGGCATGTTTCTATTGATACTTTAGTTTGTAGTAAGTCGGATATTGAATCAAGTTTATTTGATGATATGTATTCATTTACAGAAACAGAATGTGGTTGTTGGGGAAATCAAGGTAAAAATGCATTAATGGAAAATGTAAATGAAGGATGGGTTTTACTTGTTGATGATGATAATGTTTTACATTATGACTTATATACCGTACTTTATCCAATATTAAATGGACAAAATCCATCATTAACCGATAAAGTTAAATTTATAGTTCTTGGTCATGATACAGGTGAACAATTTAAAGTTAGTTTATCAAGAGAAAGTAGATATAATCATCCACAGATTATACATGATGATACTGGTACTTATATAAGACCTTCAACATGTGATAGTGGACAAGTAGTATTTCATCATTCAGTTTGGAAACCATATCCTACAAAACCAACAAAAGATAATGATTTATATGATGCAGACTATTGGTTTTATCAAAATGCATTTAAAGAAGACCAAGAGAAATACGGATGTGAAAAAAGATTTTATTTTTCAGACCATGTTGCAACATTTTATAATCGTTTGAGATGGTAGGATTATATTTATAACAAAGAGGTTTTATTATGGGGTTATTAAATCAAGGCTGGATATATGATTCATTACTACATAATGGTGATGAAAAAGAACCAGTAAAATACAGAGATACACATGGTGCAACACACATTTACTTGGGTGGTGGTTTATTGTTTTATACAATACCATACTTAATGAAGTCTCGTACTTGTGTTTGTTTAGGAAGTGGTGGTGGATTTGTTCCACGAATGATGATTGCTGCACAATGGGATTTAAAAGAATTAGATGTTTTCACCGATGATATATATGGTATCACATATGTTGTTGATGCAAAAAATGGTGTTAATGGTGAACCTGATTGGAACGATGAAAGTTATTTTGTAGAAACATTTCAACCAAAAGTCATAGAGGCACTTACAGATGACGCCTATTATAACTTTTTCTTAAGAAAAGATATTCAAATAGATTATTTACACATTGATGCAGGTCATTCATTTGAACAAGTTGAATTAGATTTTGAATTATATAGTGAAAGATTAAGTGATAATGGTATAATCAGTATTCATGATACAGATGAAAAATATTACGATAGTTTAATTGTACCAAAAGGTGAGAAGTTTGATGATATGTCAGGCCCAGCTAAGTTAATCAAGAAACTTAAAAAGAGTAAGAAATGGGAAGTATTTGATTTCTTTGATTTTAAATCAAAAACACCACTACCATTCTCTACAGGAACAACTTTAGTGAGGAAGAAATGAACAATTTTGTACAAATAGAAGTTAAGGGTATTAAAGAGTTTAACCATTTGAATGCATGGCCCGAAAAACAATTTGATTATGAAATCAGACAACAACATTCAACAGAGTGGGTTTCAAAAAGAATGGATTTATATCGTGCACAAGATAAAGATTTCTTCACAAAACAATTTGATAAAGAGTGTTATTATTTAATTAAGTTATCTGAGTGTGAAAAATATCAAAATGAATATATTGATGAGGAAATCTATAGATATTATCACGATGTTCCTGATAGTGCAAAGATTACAAATGTTACACAAGAACTTGAGTATAGAGTTGCGATAAAACAATGTTTAAAACATACTTCACCAGAAGTTGAGAGAGAAATTAATAAAATAAAAAAATCTAATAAAGTTTTAAGTCCATACCAAGAATTAGAACAACGAGTTGTTATTATAAATAAGTATAACAGAAATACCGATGTTTGGTATGAGAACATGGATAAAGATGCAGAGTATGGTAAAGAAGAAATAAGAAAAAGACTTCAAATGTTGAACTCTGATTTAAGAAAAGATACAGAATCAGAATTAAGTAGAATGAAAAGAGAGAGAAATGATATCAAAAATTCTGATATAATGAAACATATTCTGTTTATGGAAATATGTCAAGGTCTTGATGTTGATTTTGAAACTTACAAATATCATTTATTAAAACATTCATCACCTTATATTGAGAATGAAATAAATAGACTAAAAGAAAAAGGACAATTGAAAAAACCAAGTGAAGAATTAAAGATGAGAATTCATTTGGAACAATTTGAAATAAAAGATGAAGAGGCACAAAAACAAGAAGTAGATATTGATATTTTTAAAGAAAAAAGTCTTCATGGTTTAAAAGAAATTAATATTCTTAAAAGAGAATTAAATAAAGTCGGTAGAGGATTCTGTTTGGCAAAATGGAATCAAGTTTCATTATTATTACAGAATGGTATGACTCATAGTTGTCACCATCCTGTTCCACATAAAATACCATTAGAGGAATTAGAAGAAAATAAATCTGCACTACATAATACGAAGTTTAAAAAACTTCAAAGAAAAATGATGTTAGAGGGTGGAAGACCTAAAGAATGTGATTATTGTTGGAAAGTAGAAGATGCAAATAAAGATGCATTTAGTGACAGACATATGAAGAGTGCAGAGGCATGGGCATTACCAGACTTTAGAAAGATTAGAGATTCAGATTGGAGAGAAGATACCAATCCACCTTATGTTGAGATATCATTTAGTAATCAATGTAACTTTGCATGTAGTTATTGTGATGTGAAGAGTTCATCAAGATGGCAACAAGAGATAGAAAAGAAAGGCCCATACCCAACAAGTGGATTATTCAATAATACAGATTGGTTGAAAAGAGCAGATATGATGCCGATACCTTACAAACAATTCAATCCATATGAACAAGCATTTTGGAAATGGTGGCCAGATTTATATCCTGACCTACATACATTGAGAATTACTGGTGGTGAACCAATTCTTCATAAGGGAACATTTAGGGTCTTGGACTATATTATTGAAAATCCTGATATTAATCCAGAATTAGAGATTAGTATTAATTCAAACTTTTGTCCACCTGATGATTTGTTTGATAAGTTTATTGAGAAATCAAAATACATTACAGAGAATGATTTGGTTTGGAATTATTCAGTTTATACAAGTATAGAATCATGGGGAGACCAGGCAGAATATATTCGTGATGGATTAGACTTTGAAAAGTTTTGGTATAACATAGACAGATTCTTAACAGAAGTTCCAAAGGCATCTGTTACAATTATGTCAACTTATAATGCATTAAGTGCACCAAACTTTGATAAACTTATTGAAGGTGTATTTCATCTAAAGAGAAAACATTACAATGGTAAACGATACAGACATTATGCAATCTTATTAGATGTTGCATATTTAAGACAACCATCACACCAATCATTGAGAATCTTACCTACTAAATGGATTGATAAGATGAAGGAAGATATTGAGTTGATGAAAAAATATCGTGAAGATAAATATCTACACATTTATGGTCATGGACATAGTGGATTCTATGATTTTGAAATAGAAAAGTTTAGACGATTGATTGATTATGCGGAGTCACCATTGGATGATGTTGATTGGTTGGTGAAGAATCGTGGAGACTTTTTTAATTTTTTCAATGAATATGATAATAGAAGAGATAAAAATTTTATGGAAACATTTCCTGAACTTGCAGAATTTTGGGAAAATTGTAGGAGAGCCAGTTGGTCAGTAAAAGTCCCAAAAATTTAGTTACGGTATGTGGTCATAATCCTAATATGTTATATCATATGATTGGTCACTATCAAGATATAGTTGATGATGTGTTTGTGAATGTATATGACAATGGTAAGAATAAAAATCTCGTGGGTGAGGTTGAAGATGTTTTAAGTCACTATGGATTAAAAATATATAATATTAGTAAACACCCACCATATGATTGGAATCATGTAACACATTTGTATAACGAGACTAAACGAACAAAACCAAATGATTGGTGGGTTATTTCAGATGATGATGAGTTTCATGAGTATCCAAAACCATTAGAAGAGATAATATATGATTGTGAAGAGAATGGTTGGGATTTTGTAAGTGGTGGTTTTCTTGATAGATTGGGAGTTGATGGGACATTTCCTAAAATAAATAGAGACTCAAATATATGGGAAGAGTTTCCATTGGGTGGATTTTTTAGAGAACCAATATCAAATGCATGTCCTAACAAAATAGTATTAAGTAAAGGATATATTGATGTTACACCAGGTCAACATTATGCCATCATTGATGGTCAAGACACATATGGTGATAGATGGAATCATCCTAAGAAATATCCTGTTGATGAGTGTTTTGTAATAGTTAATCATATGAAGTGGGACTTTGATTGTTTTGAAAGACTAAGACAAGTAACAATGATAAAACAAGATTACTCTTATTACTTTGAGTATAAGAAAATGTATGAATATCTATTAGATAATAACTTTAGAATAAATATAAAAGATTTTATGATAGAGGATTTAAGTGATAATAACTGGTATTCCTATTGGGAAGACATAAAACAAAAATGTATTGATTATCGTCATGAATAAATTATTAATAGTTTCAGATTTTAATGAACAATATAATGAAAACTTTGTTGCACATTTTGATGAGTTCATGAAAGACAAAGATGTAGAATATAGAATTATATTAGTTGATTTGAAATCAAATAAAAATTTAGTAAATTATGGTAAGTTATATAATGTTGGATTTCTAAGTGGTACTAAAGTCTTTAAAAATATATACAACATTGATTATGATTGGGATTATGTTGTATTCCATCGTAGTGACTTTATACCTTTAGATGATGAATGTGACTACTCATTTGATGAAAGACCTAAGTGTTTAGTTGGTTCTCTGAATGAAATATCATTTGGTATTCATCCTGATTTTGTACCAGAAGGGTATAGTTTACCAAGTAAGTTTTTTTTTAATGGTGCGTTGATGTTTACTAAAAAAGAATTTGAAAACATAGGTGGGTTTTATAATAATTTTTGGGGTGATGGTTACGAGGATTTACATTTATTATATAAAATGAACCAATTAAATTATCCTACTATAAGAACAATAGAAGAATCAAAATCAGTAAATACAATTGATATAGATTACAACAATTATACAAAAATACAGACTAATACTCGTTCAATGAAGGATGTTATGAATAATAGTTTTACCATCACATGTTGGGTCAGATTAAATAAAGGTGTTGTAAAGGAAGGATATGCAGTTAGTAGACCAGGTTATCATTCAGGTATAAAATTTTTATACAATGAAGAAGATTCACATTTCACATTGAGTACAAATCTTTGGACTTTTAAAAATGAATATATTAGAGTAGGTGATTATCCAATAGACATTGGTGAATGGGTACATGTAGGATTATCTTATAGTAAAGATAATAAGACTGCTAACATGTATGTAAATGGATTATTATGTAGTAGTGTGGTAGTTAAAAGTTCAATTAAAAAATATCCATTAGAAACACCATTTTATGTTGGTATTGCAACAGAAGAAACACACACATCACAGGCCAGATGTGATATCTCAATTGGAGATTTAAGTTTTTATGATATATTTTTAAATGAAATATCATTAAATAAAATTTATAAAAATGGTAATTTTAACAATGAGTATACAATTGAATGTCCATCTGGTTATTATGATTTTAGTGCAGGATATAAAAATATGATTTGGGATGAAAGTGGTAATGGTAATAATATGATTTTAACTATTCCTGTTTCACCTAAAAAAAACATAGTGAAAGAGGGAGATGAGTTATATTTACCTATAAGAAGTAGAGGAAATTATGGTTATATAGGTACAAATTATAATAAATTAAATAAAGAAAATTATGAAGGTTCTAACTCTCAAAATAATTACAAAATTTTAACAAAGTTAATAGGTAATAAAGTAACGAATGATTTACAAGAGTGTAGGTTTCGTGTTTTAAAAACCGAAAAATATTTTGATAAACATTCAATATTAACAATACAAGCCTAAGGAGATAAACATGGCAACAAAGAAGAAAACAGAAAATACTGATATCAAAGATGCAAGAGATGCACTTGATAGTGGATTAACAGGTAGTGATAATTTTGCACTTTTGTTAAAGGCATTGACAAGTATAGAAGAAAAGTTGGAAGCTATTGATTGGAAGTTATGGGAAATGTATCAAATGGGATTAAACTCATCTACACAACCAAACCAACCAGTTCAACGACCTGTTGGTCAACAACCACCTGTACAGACACAACAACCATCTGTTCAACAATCACAAAACGATGGTGGTGTACTAAAAAGTATATTTGGTAGTAAAAAATAGTGGCAAAACTTGGTATAATTGTACCATACCGAGATAGAGAAGAACATTTATCAAGATTTATACCAGAGATAGAATCTCATCTTGAAAAAACTTCTATTGATGATTATGAAGTATTTGTTGTAAATCAAGATAATGAATTACCTTTTAATCGTGGATGGTTATGTAATATAGGATTCACACTGGCAAAAAACGCCAAGTGTGATTATGTGTGCTTTCACGATGTGGATATGTTACCTGAAGATAATTCATGTGACTATTCATGGGTAGATAGACCAACTCAATTATCAACACGACTATCAAACAACAAATATAAATTACCATATCCTGAATACTTTGGTGGGGTAACCTTGTTTCCTATTCAACATTTTGAATTAATTAATGGATACTCAAATGAATATTGGGGATGGGGATTTGAAGATGATGATTTGTTATATAGATGTAGAACTACAGGTCTACCTTTAGAGGAAGATATTGTATCTACTCAACATTTAACAAATCCTTTTGTTAGGTCAATGAGTTTTAAAAAGGGTGATTATATAGATATAACTATTTCACCATTGTGGCAAAAAATTCTAACAAGAGGTTCGTATTCATTTGAAGTTTGGGTACAACCATCAGACTTATTAACGATTGATAATCAAAAACATTATGATGAATTTCATATACTTGCACAACCAGGATATCATACAGGATTATGTTGGACAAGTGCACAACAATATAAATATGGTGTGTGGAATATGAATCATGATGAGTATATGGTGGTTAGTCATAAGATGTCAGAACAATGGAATCATATTGTAGTTTGTGTTGATGCACCAACAAAAACATTACAAATGTATATTAATGGAGAAGAGGTTCAAAACTCACCTACATCTTACTTTGGTAATCTAAGAGAAATAAAAGGTGATAAGTTTTTCTTAGGATGTGTAGACTCAACATCAATACGAGATAATAATTGGTTTGAAGGTAACATTGCACAATTTAGTATGTGGAGAAGAACCGTAGACAGAAGAGCAGTTAGACAATTATTTAATGATGGTGTTCCTTGGGATGTTACTAAACCAAAAAATGAATATTCATTTGTTGATGATTTATTTTGTGCATATGATTTTGAAAATATAGATAATGAAAGAGTTATGGATAAAACAAAGTATAATCATAATGGTGAAATAGTTGGTGGAATTAGAAAAAAACAAGAACTTGTGATAGGTGAAACAAAGTCATTACCAACAAGAAGAAATGGAAAATTTACCTGTTTAGACCATAAAGAGAATGGTTGGTCAAAAACCAAATTTAAAGATTGGCGTTCAAGAGATAATCAGATACGATATTTTAATTTTGTTAGAACAGGTATGGATGATTATAAAGAAGATGGATTATCCACTTTAAAATATACAATAAAATCACAAGAAAGTCAAGCAAAAATTAACTTCGTGAGTATAGATAATGAGTAAAAAATTAGCAATATGTGTTCCACATTATAGAAGAAAAGAACATTTAGATATTTTCATTCCACATATGGAAGACTTTATGAAAAAATATCATCCTGATATAGAGTTTAAGATTTTTGTAGCAAATCAAATAGAACCAGATACGGTTTTGAGATTTAATCGTGGAACTGCAAAGAACATCGCCTTTAATGAGGCATTAAAAGAAGGATTTGATTATTTTTGTTTTCATGATATTGATATGGTACCAGAAGATGAGACTTGTGATTATAGTTATCCTACAGACAATCCACAACATCTTGCAGTTCATATAAGTCAATTTGATTATATGTTACCATCAATACAATATTTCGGTGGTGCTATTTTGTTTACAAAAGAACAATTTGAAAACATCAATGGGTACTCTAATGATTATTGGAATTGGGGTATGGAAGATGATGACTTGTTGTGGAGATGTCAACAAGAAAATTATGTTATTGATAATAAATTACCAAAAAGTAACACGATGATTAACTCAATTCAATTTGATGGGTTAGGTTCATATGTGGAGATACCACCATCTGAAACATTAAGAGATTTAACTAATAATAGTTTTACTTGGAGTATATTGGTAAATCCATATGATAACTTTGATGTTCCAATGTATTTAATAGGTGACCTACAAAATAGAAAATATATTCATAATTACATACTTGGTAGGTCAGGATATCAAATGGGGTTTGCATATGATAACTCAAGAGCCTTTTCTTTCTCAATGTATGATTTTAAAAATAATCACAATTATATGTGGTTGAAAAGGAATCCTGATATATGGAGTCATTTGATGATTACACATGATTCAGAAAATAATTCCTTAAGATTTTATTTAAATGGTGAAGAAAGTGATGCACGATTTGGTCATGGTGTAGAATCACCACTAATTATGGGTGGTAATGCAAAACGATATGGTGGAGTACCATATTACTTGGGTGTCAAAAATCCAAATGAGGTCAGTCCAAGTAATTTTTTCTATGGTAAAGTTGCACAAGTTGGTATGTGGAATCGTGTACTTGATGATAGTGAGATAAAAGATTTTTATAATAATGATATTACTAATTGTAATGATTATGATGGGTGTGTATTACATTATGAGTTTTCTAATGTAGATGAAAAATATGTTTATGATATTAGTGGTAATAACAATCATGGTATAAATCATGGGTGTGAAGTCACTACAGAAAATTTAGATGATATATCTCATACTATTGTACCACATCGTAGAAATGGTAAATACAAATCTTTGAAACATCCAATTAATGGAATAGTAAATAATAGGTTTGTGTTTCAAGAAGATACAAGTAGAAATGAAAAAAGATTTTTTACAGAAGTTCAATATGGACTTTGGGATACAAAAAAAGATGGATTAACTGATTTAAAATATGAAGTAGATTCAGTAGAGAAATTGGGTCGTCATGACTTTATTAATTTTAAATGTAAACACGATAATATACCAGAATGGCAATAACACAAGCACAGAAAGATATCCATGAGTTAAATAAAACCAAAGGGAGATTAGATTCGGTTGGTTGTGGAATGTGTGTTGCAAAATGGATGCAAGTTACTATTCATCTACAAAATGGACATACACATTCATGTCATCATCCAAGAACACATAAAATACCTTTGGAAGAAATTAAAAAGAATCCAAGTGCACTACACAATACTTGGTATAAAAAACATGCTCGTAAAGAAATGTTAACCGACCAAAGACCATCCGAATGTGATTATTGTTGGAATGTAGAAGACAATAGTGATGTATTTAGTGATAGAATATTAAAAAGTAATGAACCATGGGCAAAACCATTTTGGAATAAACTTCAACATAAGAAAGATGGTAAAAACTATTTACTTGATTGGAGAGAAAATGTAAATCCAACATATGTAGAAGTTGTATTTTCAAGTGCATGTAATTTTAAATGTAGTTATTGTGCACCACACATTTCAACACAATGGATGCAAGAGGTAAAAAAACATGGTGGTTATCCAACTACTACTAAATTTAATTCATTGGGTGGACTAAAAGAAATGGACTTGTTACCAATTCCAAAGGATGAACCAAATCCTTATGTAGAGGCATTTTGGAAATGGTGGCCAGACCTTTATCAAGATTTACACACATTCAGAATTACAGGTGGAGAACCATTGTTATCAAGAGATACATTTAAAGTATTAGATTACATTATAGAAACTGATAAACCAAATAAGAATCTTGTGTTATCAGTAAATACTAATATGGGTGCACCAGATGAATTGATGGATAAGTTTATTGAGAAAGTTAAGATTATTACAGAAAAGGGATTAGTAAAAGATTTTCAAATATTCACAAGTATTGATGGTTGGGGAAAGAAAGCAGAGTACATTAGACATGGATTAAATTATAGAAAGTTTTGGAAAAATTGTGAGAGAACTTTAACCGAGTTGAAAAAACCATCATTAACTTTTATGGTAACTTATAATGCACTTAGTGTATTTAATTTTGATATATTCATTGAACAACTCTATTTATTAAAAGACAAGTTTAATTCAAAAGATAGATATACACCTAATGCGGTAGTTGCAGATATCTCGTATTTAAGACATCCATCTCATCAAAGTGTACAAATACTATCAGATGAATTTAAAGAGTTGATAAAAAAACAAGTTGAATTGATGAGAGAGATTCACAAAAAAGGTTTTGAAGACAAGCCTGATGATGTGTTTTCACACATGGAAATGGAAAAACTACAAAGAATTTATGATTGGTCAAAATCAGATATACCTGAAAAAACACTAAACAGAAACAGATATGACTTTTATAAGTTTTTTACTAATCATGATAAAAGAAGAAACACTAATATATTAGGAGTGTTTCCTGAATTAAAACAATTTTGGGACGAGTGTTCTAAAATTAAAAAAGGTGATGTTATATGATAAAGTTATTAAAAAAATATTACAATAAAATTAAAAGATGGTATCTTTTTAAAAAGAGACTTCGTGAGATTAAAAAAAGAGACCCGTTTATTTATAAATGAAGATATTAGGAATTAACGCACTGAACCATGACGCATGTATCACTTTACTTGATGGTAAGGAGATATTGTTTGCAGGACACTCGGAAAGATATAGTGGTATAAAAAATGACCACTTATTAACTCAAGAGATGATTTCTGATGCCAAAAGATATGGTAAGTGGGATAAGGTTGTTTGGTTTGAAAAACCTTGGTTAAAGAAATCAAGACAATTGTGGGCAGGACAATATGGTGAAGTATTTCAAAGTGGAAACTTACCATCACAATATCTGAAACAATTTGGTATTGATAAGATTGACCATTATGTTGGACACCACGAAAGTCATGCAGCTGCAAGTTACTACTCAAGTCCATATGATGAGGCATGTATTATTACTATTGATGCCATTGGTGAATGGGAAACTTTAACAATTTGGTATGCATGGGGTTCACACTTTGAGAAAAGATATTCTGTAAATTATCCAAACTCACTTGGTCTTTGGTATAGTGCCATGACACAACGATTAGGATTGAAACCACAAGAAGATGAATACATTCTTATGGGAATGGCTGCATGGGGTAAGTTAGATAGAAATATAATGAGTGAGTTGTATGATGATTTCTTTGTTAAAGGACTTGACTTAAAATTAAAAGAAAATCTACATAGAGGTTGTTTAGGTTGGGATAGTGTTTATTATCCAGACGATGGTTCAGATGAATGGAAGTTCACTATCGCGGCAAATGTTCAGGCGATATGTGAAGAGGAAATCCTAAAAATATTTGAAAAGGCAAAAGAAGTAGTTCCTGAAACTGATAACTATTGTTATGGTGGTGGAGTTGCATTGAATTGTGTGGCAAATAGTTTGATTGTTGAGAAGTATCCTAATCTTTGGATATTACCTAATCCTGGTGATGGTGGTAGTTCATTAGGGTGTGCATCTTCAATCTTAGGTGAACATATAAATTTTAATAATTGTTTTCTTGGATATAATATCAAGGGAGAGTATCCAATAAAAGAGGTAATGGGTGAGTTACTAAAGGGTAACATAGTTGGTGTTGCAAATGGTAGAGCAGAGTTTGGGCCAAGAGCATTGGGTAATCGTAGTTTATTGGCAGACCCACGAGGGACAAATATAAAAGACCAAATGAACGAGATTAAAAACAGACAGAAGTTCAGACCATTTGCACCAAGTGTATTAGAGGAACATGCACACGAGATATTTGAAATGCCTACAAAGAAATCTCAGTTTATGCAGTATGTTGCAAAGTGTAAGTATCCTGATAAGTATCCTGCGATATGTCATGTGGATGGAACATCAAGAGTTCAAACCGTAAGTAAAGAAGATAACATCGGTTATTACAATTTGATAAAAAAATTTTATCAAGAGACAGGTTGTCCAATGGTATTGAATACATCATTAAACATCAAAGGTCAACCAATTGTAAATTCCTATCAAGATGGAGTTTTATTTGAAAAAAAATATAATGTAAAGGTATTTTAATATGATTTATTTAACACTAAAACAAAGATTTTATATGGACACCCATAATAATCTACAAGAAACAGATTCAATATTAAATTCAGTAATTATAGTTGGTAATAAAGCAGGTTCTACTTATATCGGAGATTGTATAAAATGGTCTTATGTTGATACACATTTAGAAATAGAAGGTCATCCATTAAGGACTTCTTGGGTGTATAACTCTATAGATAAAGAGGTATGGAATAATCTACACAAAATATGTATCACAAGAAATCCATATGAACGATTTTTATCTTGTTGGACATTTGGTCAAAAAATTAGTGAACAACATAGACATAACAATGATGGTGAAATATTCTATTTATATGATGTCATTGATGATTATAGTACATATAAACCTATAAAACTCAAGACTACTTTAGAAGATATGACTCAACAAGATTGGCAAGAAAGTTTTGAAGAATGGTGTATAAGATTTGATAAAGGTGAAATACATGATAGTCATGCACATCCAATGTGGAATGAATTTAGTAACATGCCCACAGATGAATTTGAACTTATAAAATTATCAAAAGTTCATGAATCAGAAACCTTTAATAAAATTTTTAACGATGAAGGACATTTGCCACTCAAAGATTATAATTTATATGATGGTAGAACATTAGAAGAATCTAAAAATCCATCACAAAAATATTTACCAAGTTGGAAAGATTACTATAATGATAACACAATAGAAATAGTTAGTAGGTTGTGTAAAAAAGATTTTGAGTTATTAAAATATAGTGATAATTTTAATGATTACTAATACTTATATATAAGTCAGGTAGTGCTAACACTCTTCGGAGAAAGTCCTAACCCACTACTTTAGACTATAAAACAAGGGTGGCATTTAAATAGTTTTACTATTATAGATGCCTCTATTTATTGGAGGCTTTTTTATGCGAATATTAATAACAGGTGGAGCTGGATATTTAGGTTCAGTTATCACAAGACAACTAATGTTACATCACGAGGTTACCGTGATTGATAATTTGATGTATAATCAAACATCATTATTAGATTTATTTGGTAAACCAGGTTTTAATTTTATCTATGGTGATGTTCGTGACAAAAACTTATTACTTGAACAAGTAAAAACACATGATGTTATTATTCCACTTGCCGCTCTTGTCGGTTTTCCAAGTTGTGAAAAGGACAAACAACTTGCAACCGATGTCAATTTTAATCAAATCAAAAATATCGTAGATAATTTATCACCAAATCAACAAATACTCTATCCAAATACTAATAGTGGTTATGGTAGTAGAACAAATAAAGGTGAAGTAGATGAGACAAATTCACTAACACCAATCAGTCATTATGGTATTACAAAGTGTAATTCAGAAGATTATATAAAGAACAATAGTAATGGAATAACTTTTAGATTGGCAACCGTATTTGGTGTGTCAAGTCGTATGAGATTAGATTTATTAGTTAATGAGTTTGTTTATAAATTATTGACCGATAAATATATTACTATATTTGAAAAAGAATTTGTTCGTAATTTTGTTCATATTCAAGATGTGGCATCAGTATTTAGTTATATGACATTAAAATATAATGAATATCAAAACGAGATATTCAATGTAGGATTATCAGATACAAATATAAATAAGAAACAATTAGTAGAGAGAATACAAAAATATATTCCTGATACTTCGGTAACCTATTCAGATTATTTTGTAGACCCTGATAAAAGAGATTACATAGTAAGTAATAAAAAAATAGAATCAACAGGATGGAAACCAAACTTTAGTTTAGACAATGGGATAGAAGAATTGATAAAGGCATATCAAATGATTGTTCCACATGAAAGTTCACACTATAGAAATGCGTTTCCATTAAGTTATGGAGCATCATTATAATGTTTAATTATTCATCATGGAGAAGTGAAATCTTAAAAGATATTAAGATATTTCAACCAGAAACACAAACAGATTATCGTGGAACAATGTGGACAAATTGGGAATGGCCTTGGGACACACCCAAACACAAAATCTCTAAATTTACAAACTCAAGAAAAAATGTACTTCGTGGTTTACATGGAGATGATGTAACTTGGAAACATATCACTTGTGTTTATGGTGCATTTTATTTAGTAGTTGTTGATTATCGTGAAGATAGTCCAACTTATTTGGAGTGGGATAGTTTTACATTAGATGACAAAAATTGTAAAAGTGTATTGGTTCCACCAGGTTTTCTAAATGGACATCTGTGTTTATCAGATGAATGTGTATTTCATTATACTCAATCCTATCCTGACGATTATGTAGATTGGGAAGAACAAACATCAGTCAGATGGAATGACCCAATGTTAAAAATAAATTGGCCAATAGACAATCCAATATTAAGTGAGAGGGATAAAAATGGTACAGATACCTAAACATATTATAGAGGGTGGAAAGGTTAGAGAGGTAACTTTAACCAAAGATAATTTAATAAACTTTGAGAAAGAAGTCAAGCAAAAATATAATGATGGTGAAATTAAAGCACCTGTACATTTAAGTTCAAATAACGAAGAACAACTGATTGAAATATTTCAGTATGTAAGTGACAGAGATTGGGTATTTAGTAGTTGGAGAAATCATTATCATGCACTACTTCATGGTATTGATAGTAATACTTTAATGGGTGATATTGTACATGGTAAGAGTATGAGTGTAAATCATTTCTATAGTGAAGATGAAACACAACCACCACTTAATTATCAGAGAAAGTTTTACTCAACTTCTATTGTGGGTGGTGGATTACCAATAGCATTAGGAGTTGCAAAATCTATAAAACTCAAAAATGAAAAAACTATAGAGGATAAATTACCAAAGGTATGGTGTTTCATTGGTGATATGACATTTGAAAGTGGTATATTTCATGAAGTTTATAAATACTCTCGTAATAATAATTTACCAATAGAGTTTGTTATTGAGGATAATAACTTATCCACCAATACACCAACAGAAGAAACTTGGGGTAAGAAACAAGAGGTACCTGAAGATGTTTTTTATTATCAATACAAAAGTGATTATCCACACCATGGTACTGGTACTTGGGTAATGTTTTAGGAAAAATTATGATTAATATATTAGCATTCAAATACTCATCACAAGAACTTAGTTTTAATGAATTTAGGTCTGGTAAACCACCAAGAAAAAGTACACATTTAAATGAAGAATTTGATACCCATGATTATTTATATCCTGTAGATGATGAACAAAAATATGGTAATGCACTATCACAAATGTTTTATTATTTTGATGGTGGTGGTGAAAAATTTAAAATTCACCATGATGAGAATACTTTAAATACAAATGAACCTTATTTGATTTATGTAGAATATCAACCAGATTCATCATCACCAGGCCCAACAAGACAAATAAAATATCTAATTACCGAGGGTCTTGATGGTAAACATGTAGAGAATTTAAAAAAAGGTGTTGCAAAACTATGGCTTGATTGTACACCTGAAGAACGAATTGTACATGACACAATAGGTGAATTAGTTAACTTTCTTGATAAAGAAAAAATACCACATAGTTCAATTTTATATACAGATGGTGACCAACTTGTTGATGAATTATTTGAAAAATACTCTAAAGATATAAATGTAAAAGTATTACCATTACATATGAATAATGCATGGGAATCTTTTGAAAAATTAGCAAAAGATAATTTATGGTCAAGGTTAATTGTAAATCAAGAATATTTTTTAAGACCAAAACATTTTATGTTTAATAATTTTATGCCAAGACTTGCAAGAGTTATATTGATGGCAGAAATAATAAAATCAGAAATTCATAAAAAAGGTTTTTGTTCATTTCAAGATATAGGTGAGGATGGTAATATATTTTTTCCATCAATGGGAGATGCATCTTTTGCAGATAGGTCTTTTAATATTTACGAAATATGTCATGCAAATAGTAGTTTAAAAGACCAAAGTGATTTTAAACGAAAATATATTGATGTAATTAGAGATGTATTACCTTTATCACACGATATGGTAGGATTAAAACAAGAAGATACTTTAGATAATTTAGATTACACTACTGCAAGAATCACAGATGGAATGACTTTGGCACATTCATATGAACATGCATTAGAGGATGAAGGTAAAAGAACATTGACACATTACGATAGTACATATGGGCCTTATTATAATCCTATTTCTTATTTAAATGTATACTTTGATGTATGTGCAGAAACATATTCAGGTGGGTTTAAGAATGATAGGATAACTGGTGGGCCTGTATTTACTGAAAAGATTTATAGACCACTTGCACTTGGAACACCATTCATACCTGTTTCAGAACCAGGAAGTATTAGGGCGTTACAAAAACAAGGATTTAAAATATATGATAAGATGTTTGATTATAGTTTTGATGAAGAAAAAGATGGACATAAAAGAATTAAAATGATTTATGATAATATCAAAAGATTGACTGATATGCCAAAAGAAGAATTACATAAATTGACTTATAGTCATAAGAAAGAAATGGTGTATAATCATGAATATTTTATTAATGATTTTTATCATAATGTATTTGAAAATCATCTAAAGTTTTTAACCGAGTGGGTAAGATGATAGGTCATACAAAAGTATATTGGACATCATCATTAGTTAATGTTTTTGGTAAAGAGAACATTAGAGTAGTTCAGATTGGTGCATGGAATGGTCATGAAACAAATCAGATTGCAGAGATGGTTAGATATTGGAATGGTGAATTAATTGTTATTGATTGGTTTAAGGGTAATATTTCTGTAACTGATGATAGTGATATAAAATATGATGAAGATAATATTGAAGAAAATAAAAAATTATTTTGGAGTAATATTCATCCTGATAATAAAAAAGTTATTGATTTAAGAGTTGGTAATTCAAATGATTTAATTAAAGATATTGAAGACGATTCTATTGATATATTTCATATTGATGGTGCACACGAATATTCTATAGTTAAAAAAGACATTGAACTTGGTTATCCTAAATTAAAGGTAAATGGATTTATGTGTGGAGATGATTATTCAGGTGATTATTATCTAAATAGAATTAGTGAAGTTAGTAAAGAAGACTTGGAACAGGATACTATTGATGGGTTTGGGTATGAACATATTAATGGTGATATCATTCCAAATATACACGCGGGTGTTATTAAATCTGTATATGAATATTTTGGTGGTAATGTAATGTTTAACTTACCACAATCCAAATGGTTACATTGGAAAAAACCAAAATCAAAGGTTGGGTATAATATGGATTCCTATAATAATGGTATACGATATAAAGGTACGACCATTGGAGAGGAACAATCTGTAGAGACACAAGTAGATGAAAGTATAAAAGACTTACCTGCATTTGGGAGTGAATTTAAAAAATGAAATACATAGGTAACAGAGAACATCCAATAAATACTCATACTAAATATTATGCAGGTGATACATCAAATAAAACAGATTATCATTTTAATGAAAGTGGATATAGATATGATGGTACAGATAAATGGTATGATGATAACTTAGTTGTGATTGGAGATAGCTTTACTTTTGGATTAGGATTAAATATAGAAGATACTTGGTCACATAGATTATCAGAAAAAATGAATTGTAATTTAATTAATTTATCTCAAGGTTCGTGTTCAAATGAATATATTTATAACACTTTAAAGAGAGAATTACCAAATATAAAAAATATAAAATGTGTAGTTGTTTACTTCACATATCATCATCGTTTTGATTTTATAGAGGAACCAGGTGGCCCATGGAGTTCAAAATGGGAAAAACTTATTAAATTAATTGGTGAAGAAAAATTAAAAAGTATGAGTGAAAATTATATTGAGTCAACAAAAATTTTATTAAAAGATATACCAAGTGTATTGTTATCAGTTGAAGATTCACAACATTTAGATAATGATATAAAGTTAGAATATGAAGACTATGGTAATAACAAAACACATCCTGGTAGAAAATCAAATAATATGTTTTTTAGAAAACTTTATAGGGTAATTAAAAATGTACGATAAAATATATGTAAATGGTGCCAGTTGGGTACAAGGTCATGGGGTTGAAAAAGATGAGGTATTCAGTTATCATCTTTCTAATTTACTTGAGTGTGAAGAGTTAAATGTTGCAGAGGGTGGTGCATCAAATGATTGGGTAATTAGACAAACAATAGATTATGTATTAGAAAATGAACCAAAAAATCATTTATTTGTTTTGGGTTTTGCAGGTTACTTTAGATGGGACATATGGGATGATAAAGAAGAAGAGTGGAAAAAGGGACATCCGATGAGTTTTACAGAACCAAATTTGATAGAAAATGAAAAAAAACTTCATGGATTAAATTATGTAAAACATTGGAAATATTTTGTAGAAAATTTTTATAATGAAAAGATTATGAGAGACAAGTTTGTTAGAGATATTCATTTATTAGAATCATTTTTTAGGATTAGAAACCTTGATTACATTTTATTTGATACTACTTCTGGTATATTAAAAGAGGTTCCAAATAATTTTAAAAATTTTGTTGATTTAAGTTGGGAAGATTTTTGTGGTGGAAGACATAGATTTGATTCAGGAGAATACATTGGTGCAGAAAATGGTCATCCAAATCCAAACAATCATAAGAAATGGGCTAATTATTTATTTGATAAACTTAAGGAGAAACTATGGCCAAAGTTTTAAAATACTTAGTAACTTGTGGGTGTAGTTGGACTGAAGGATATGGTACTTCAGATTATTATGTAAGTGATGATGGTATTGCAAAATCTAATAATAGATTATCAACTTTATTATCAAATCATCTAAAAATACAAGATATAAACTTATCTGAGGGTGGTGGTTCTAATCAAATGATTTTTAGAAAAATAATAAATTGGATTAATGATAATGAAGATAAAGTAAATGAAACATTATTTTTAATAGGTTGGACAGAATCTTCAAGATTTGAATTTTTACATCCTGAACAAATATCCAAAAGACCTGAAAGAGATTGGGAAAAAATTGATATTATGAGTGTGATGGTTGAAAATAAACCTGAAACATGGACGAATGAAGAATTTAAACATTGGGAATTTTATTTTAAAAATTTATTTACACAAAGAGAATATGTTGAAAAAACAAATCAATATATTTTTTCATTACAAAATATTTTTGAAAATAAAAATATAGATTATTTGATGTTTAACTCAATGGGTAAATTAAAAGAAATGACAGAAAGTTATTTTCCAAACCAATTAAAAATATATGATAAATTAGTAGATATTAGTTGGGAAGATTTTTGTGGTGGTCATTACATTGACTTAGAACTAAATGATAAAGATATATCCTTTTATGCAAAAAATGATGGTCATCCAAATGATAAAGGAAACAAAAGATGGTTTGAATATCTACTCAAGGAGATAAAATGAAAGATAAAAAAGCATTAATAATAGGTGGTAGAGGAATGGTAGGAAGACAACTTGTTGAATTGTGTTCAAAGATTTATAAAAAGGTTGGTGTAGTTGATAAAGATTACAACATACCAAATGATTTACCAAGTAACGCGAAGTATTATGGGTTGGATATGACTCATTCTACAAACACAAGTATCATTGCGGATTATGACCACATATATCATTTGGCAGGTATTAAGGGTTCACCTTTGAGAGTAAAGGAAAGACCAGAGGATTACTTACCAATGTTACAATTTGATACCAATGTGATTCGTGCAGTTGGTAGATGGAAACCTGATTGGTTTCTTTACACAAGTTCAATAGGTGTTTATCCACCAAGTGAATTTTATAATGAAGATGATGTATGGGATAATGTTCCAAGTCCGAATGATAGAATCCCTGCATACATAAAACGAATGGGAGAGTTAAGTTGTGAAGCTGTTAGTATTACAAATGATTATAAAAATATATCCATTGTTAGACCATCAAACATTTATGGCCCTTTTGATAATTTTGGTGATGAATCTACCGTGATTGCATCTATGATTAAAAAAGGTTATCATAATAAAGTGTTGAATGTTTGGGGAGATGGAACACCAATACGAGATTTCATATATTCAAAAGATGTTGCTCGTGGTATGATTCATATGGTTCAAAATAGAATAAATGATGTTGTGAATCTTGGTAGTGGTGAAGAAGTTAGGATATCAGACATTGCCAGTGTGATTGGGACATACTTTGGAACAGAGATAGAGTATGATTTGACAAAACCAAATGGTGATATGAGAAGACAAATGGATACAGATAAAATGAGGACATATGGTTTTGAAAGAGAATACACATTACAAATGGGATTGACTGAAACAATAGAGTATTATGAGGAGTTACAAAAATGATTTACATATTGGATAATGGAAATATGTTTCCCAAATTATTAAAAACAACATTAAAATGGATAGATGTTAAAGTCAAAGAAGTTGTTGACCTTGACTTTGAACATACTATAGATGATGTATTGATAGTAAATGGAGAACCACTCACTGCAGATTATCATCAAGGCCAATTACATAAAAAATTAAAAAATGTATTGTGTCCTGTGATAATCATAGTAGATGATTCTGCATTAGGGTGGGGCCCTACTAAAACCGAGATTGTAGATAATAGACCAATTTATGTTATAACACCATCTATATCAAATGACATTCCACAATTTGGTGTTACTCAACATGAAAATGTGTTTAATTATTTGTTATCACATATGATAGAAAAAAATGATTTAGATACATCAACAACACTATGTATGTCAGGTAAAAACTTTTTAAGAAGTAAACATTTTATATCTTTGAATAGAGAGAAAAAACCACATAGAGATTATTTATATAAATTTATAAAATCAAATAATTTATTTCCAAAGATGTATTATTCATATACAAAAAATACTGAACCAATATATCTTGATGGTGATTCAAGTTGGGGAAGACATTCTATATTAGACCCAACATTAATTAATTATCCGAAGTATTTTGATTCATATTTTAGTATTGTGACATTACCAAATTATGGTGGGAGTCATGATGATTTCTTAGATGAAAAAATTTGGAAACCTATATTGAGTTTTCAACCATTTGTAATATTGGGTACTAAAGGATTTTTAAAAACATTAAAAAGTTTTGGATTTCAAACTTTCTTTGATTTAATTGATGAAACTTATGACGAAATTGAAGATGATAAGACAAGATGGAGTAAGGCGTGTATGGAAGTTAAAAGACTTTCATCAAAAAGTTTAACTGAATTACATAGTTGGTATTATAGTGATGATACACAATCTAAATTAAGACACAATGTACATATTGCTAAAAAATTATCATGGAATCAAATAGATAGACTATCAAGTTTAATAAAAGAATTGGATAATAAATAAACATGAAAGTATTAATATTAGATTCATATAGTGATAATTTATTTAGAATTTTTTTCAATCGTGATTCAAGAATGAATATTAAAAATTATTATCAACAACGAGAAGATACAGATGGTTCTCAAATCTATAATGAAAAAAATTGGGATATTTTTGTAATGTCATTATTTGATTTGGATAAATATTTTTCACAAGATAATAATGAAGAAAACATTAAAAATATGAAACAACTACTTGATAATGCAAATAGTGAATACAAAATAATCATAGATGGTTTAGGTGAGGGTGGTGATATTGGAATGAGATGGAAACATTTATTTGATTTTTGTGATAATGTAGGAATTTATCCAGATAAAATTAATTTATTTTTAACAACTTTAAATGTTAAAGAGAGTTACAAAAGTTGGAAAAAGTCTGAAGAAGAAATACCATTTAAACTTTATGATAATGACTTTTTATCATTTGTATATTTTGGTGTTAATAAATTTATAAACAGAGATAATCAAATTACTACTATGGGTGGAGAGTATAATAGATTGTATGAAAAAGAAGGATTGTTCTTAAAACCTAATCGTCAATTAAGAGATAATAAAATTTTATCACTTGTGGCAAATCCAATGACTCATAGAGTTATTGTTCAAAATCATTTATTTAAAAATCAATATGATAATGAAGGGTTAATTAGTTTTAATGATGATTTAAAAAAGGTTAATAGAGATATTTTTAATCCGCAAATTTTGAAAAATTTTCAATTATTAAAATATTATAATGAAGAATTTTTAAATAGAATACCGATTAGAATTGATTGGGAAGAGTTTGATAATTCCCAATCTTTTGAAGGTCGTTATAGTCCTAATTATGATTTTTATAACAACACATACTTTAGTGTTGTATGTGAGACAAATTATGAGATGGAATTCAATGGTCACAATCATTCATATCATTTACCAATATTCTTAACAGAAAAAACTTTAAATGCATTATGGTCATATCATCCATTCATTATAGTGAATCAAAGACATAGTTTAAAAAAATTGAGAGAAATGGGATTTGAAACATTTTCTGAATTATTTGATGAAAGTTATGATGAAGAACTTGACCCACAAAAGAGATTAAAAATGGTTTTATCGGAAATTGATAGGGTGATGAAACTTGATAAAGAAGAATTACACAAAATTTATTGGAGTATGGAAGATAAATTTGTGAATAACAGAAATGTAATACTTGATATACTATTAAACCAAACACCAAAAGTATATGAAGACTTAAATAAAATATTAGGAGCAAAAGAAATCGTATGAAAATTTTAGTAACAGGAACATCAGGACTAATAGGATATAATCTTGTAGAGAGACTATTAAAAGATGGATATGAAGTATATGGAACAATACATAAAAATAATAAAAGGGTAAAGGGTGTAGAATACTTTTATGGTGATTTACGAGATATGGAATTTTGTAAAGAAATCACAGAAGGTATGGATGTGGTAGTTAATTGTTCTGCCAATACTTCAAATGCAGTTGATACCGTAAAATCACCCTTGGTTCATGTCACACCAAATGTAATTGTAAATACACAATTAATTGAAGCAGCATACTTTAATAAAGTAAAAAAATATGTTTTCATTAGTAGTTCAACCGTATATCCACCAAGTGGTGATAAGTTGGTTGATGAGACTTGGAACATATTTGAAGAACCTTATCCAGTTTATCATGCAGTAGGTTGGATGAAGAGATATGGTGAAGTGTTGTGTGATTTATATGCAAATCAATTATCACCAAGTATGGATTGTATAGTAGTGAGACCAGGTAATTGTTATGGGCCTCATGATAAATGGGACTTTGATAAATGTCATGTTACACCTGCAACAATTAGAAAAGTAATTGACCAACACAATCCAATTCAAGTTTGGGGAACAGGTGGAGATGTGAGAGATGTTATATACATAGAAGATTTTGTAGATGGTTTAGTTAATGTAATGGAAAATTGTAAAGAGAAACACGAAGTAGTTAATATTGGTTCTAACACGAGTTATAATGTTAATGAAATACTAACTACTTGTATGAAAGTTGCAGATTACAAAGCACCAATTGAATATATTAGTGGAAAACCATCTATGATACCAATCAGAAAAATAAGTTCTGATAAGATGAAAAATAAATACCAATGGGAAGCACAGACTTCTTTGTCCGAGGGAATACGAAAGACAATGGATTGGTATAAACAGGAGTACGGAAATGACGAATAATGAAATACTTTCTTTTTATGAAGAGAATGGTTATTATGTAGAAAATATTTTTCCTACAGAAGTAATGGATGAGTATAGAGAAGAAGGTAACAGATTGATTGAATTAAGGAAAACTTCAGAAGAAGATGATAACACACGACCATATGCATATACACATAGAGATTCAGAGTTATTTGATAAGTTGTGGAGACACCCACGAACTTTAGAAATACTTGAAACACTAATTGGTGGTAAAGTAGATGGATTACAAACTTGGATGTACTTTAAACCACCAGGTGAGTTGGGTAGAGATGTTCATCAAAACATTTTTTACTCTCATGCAAACCGAGGTGATATTATAAATGCATCTTGTGCCGTTGATGATAGTGATGAAGAAAGTGGATGTCTATATGTTTATCCTGGTTCACAAGTGGAATCATGTCTACCAATCAATATTGATGAGGATAGACTATTAACAAATCCAGACGATTGGAGAAATGAACGAGGTAAACCTTGTCACATACCAGGAGAATGGGTTGATGGTGTTTGGACTGATAGATATGAAAAAGTATATCTACCAATGAATTCAGGTGATGTTATATTTTTACATTCACATGTAATCCATGGTTCAGAGACCAATAAATCAAAGACTAAATGGAGAAGAGCTGCACTTGGTAGTTATCTTAGACAAGATGCACACTTTAATCCAGGTGGTCAAATGAAAAGGGAAAGAATAAATCTTTATGATTAAAGACCATACAGAAGGATATTATTGGCAAGATGACTACTATCCTAATATGAGTCATGTTTATAAAAATAAAAATTATAAATATGATATTGATGTTAGATTGATTGATGGATGTGGTGATTCAGTTTCACACCAAAGACTTGAAAAAAGTGTTGAAGTGTTGAAAGAGTTTGAGGAGAAATTACCTTTTAGGAGTTTCGCTATTGTTTCACCACTCGTACCACCACATCCATGTGAAGAACACAATTGGATTCAATTAAGAGGTACAATGGATTATCATGATTATGGAGAGTTCGTATTAAAATATCTACATAAATACTTTGATGCAAAACATGTACTATTGATTCAATGGGATTGTTTCATAACCAATATTGATAAATGGAAAGATGAGTTTCTTGATTATGACTTAGTATATACAATATCTGATGGATTTCAAAAAGATGATTCTGAATTTATAGAAGATATTAGACATTTCAATGGTGGATTAACACTAAGGTCAAAAAAGTTTTGTGAATCTACTTCTGATTATTTTACTAATACAAAAAATAAAAATGGAATCATTTATAGATTTGATGAAATGGGTGGTATGATATTTAAACAAAATGAAGATTTGTTAATACATGAGAACTACGAAGAATTAAAAAAATATGATTTAAAGTTTGCATCACCAAGTTTAACAAGTGAGTTTTCTTTGGGTAATCATACAATATCTATTCTTCCACATAGAAAACAAACTGCGTTTGGATTTCATGATATGGATATGAAATTTCAAATAGTAGAGGATGATAATGGAGAACCAATTATTATGAAGTATAAAGATGAATTAAATCGTTCTATGAAATGGTTAAGTGATAAAGAAGATACTATTTTCATGGGACAATCAGTTAAGTATAGTGGTAATTCTATTTATGGAACATTACAAGACATTGATGATGATAAGAGATTAGAATTACCTGTGTTTGAAGAAATACAAATGGGAATGAGTACAGGTATGGCACTTAATGGACATGTTCCAATTAGTTGTTTTCCAAGAATGGACTTCTTACTTAGATGTATGGATAGTTTAGTAAATCATTTGGATAAAATTCAAAATATGAGTAATGGTCAAATGAAACCAAAAGTAATTATAAGGACTGCAATCGGTTCTCGTGAACCACTAAATGGTGGAGTTCAACACACACAAAATTATATAGAGGAATTGAAAAGTATGTTAACAGAAGTAGAAGTGGTAGTACTTGATAGGACAGAGGATATATTTAATGAATTTACAAAAGCATACGATAGAGATGGTTCAACTATATTAGTAGAGTATGGAGACTACTATAATGACAGATAAGACTTATAGATTAGTTACAGGTGGTTGTAGTTTTTCCAAAAGAGCAGACTTACCTATAATGAAAGAACAAGAAAAAACATGGTCAAATGCAATTGAAGAATCATTTGATTTTCCATTTTACTATCATACAGGTGAACCTGCATCAGGTAATTCTTTAATTTCAAGAAGAGTTATTTATACTTTGAGTAATATATTAAAAATACCAAATATTAAATCCGATGAAATAATACTTTCAGTAATGTGGAGTGACCCAATAAGAACTGATTTATTTGCATCCATAGATGAAACATATAAATGGCCTGAACTAACTCAACACAAGGGTAATACTGAACCATTGAGGTTGGGAGAAGGTTTTGATACTTCTTATAATCAAGAAAATAGAAATTGGGGTTATTTGAGAAGTGGTGGTTTTCCAAATAAAGATGGTTATACATTTAAAGAGTATAAAGATTGGTTTAATACTTATTACGAAAACTTCTACACAAATGAATATTCTATCATTAATACCTTTGAATCTATATTAAGATTACAATCTTTTTGTAAATTAAATAAAATAAAATATGTATTTCACACAATGAAGAATATATTTACTAATAAGGATGGTGAGTTTCTACACAAACAATATAAAGAAACAGAACATTTATTTGAACAAATAGACTTTGAAAATTTTCAATTTATAAATGATTATGATGGTTTATATGAATATGCAATTGAGAATAAATTACCATTTTGGGATGATAATCTTCATGTACAATGGGATGGTCATAAAATATATTTCAACAATGTTATTAAAAAAAGAATCTTGGAGATGATATGAAAATAGTATTTGATGTTAATAAGCCTTATTTAATACCTAACGCATGTCATCCTGAAATTATAAAGTTTGTATTACAAAATCATAATGGTAACTATGATGTTACTGAGAGTTCTGTGAGAGAACATTTTGGTGAACCATGGCATGTTTATAATTCAAGTTTTAGAAACTTTTATGAAGATAAAATAGTAAATATAAAAAAAGTTAATCCTGATGATACTTGGATTTATCCTGTTGAAATATTTGGGGATTTTCAAAAGTCATTTGGGATTAATCAAAAACCAAATACTTTATATGATGGTTGGAACTTTTCTCAGGCAATACCACCTACTACAATGACAAAGTTAAAACAATCAAATGGATACATATTAATAACAATGGTACATGAGGGTTTAGTTGTTGATTCATTTTTTGAAAGATTGTGGCAAATTTGTATGTCAAATAAATTACCTATGAAAAAAATAATAATATTAACAAGTGGTAACCATGGTATTGAGAAACAATATAACACATGGCATCAAAAAAATGTACAAACTACAGATAGATTTAAGGTTATGAATTATCATTATTTTTTATATGAAAAGGGACATGAATATAATATGGGTATAGAAAACTTTGAATCAGTAGAATTAAAAGGAAAACTTGGTTCTGTTAGTGTAAAGGATTTTCAAAATAGTTTGGGTAAAAGTAGAGACCATAAGTTCTTATGTTTTAATAGAAGAATGCATCCACATCGTGTTATGTTGATTGGTGAATTAATTAAAATGGGTGTATTAGATGATAACTTAGTTAGTTTTCAATTCAAATTAGATGGTGACTTTAATTTTCCTAAAAGAACAGACACTTATATTGAAGAGTTTAAAATGATATATGATGATGAAAAAACATATAGAAAAGAATTTGAAAGATATGTTAAGAAGGCAGTTAGACTAAAAAAGAGAATGGTTGACCATGAGGATTTATCAGATATACATGGTTTCCGAGGAGATATTAAAAAACCTTGGTTAAATACTTATTATAGTATAGTTACAGAATCTAATTTTTTTAGGAGAAGTGATTATATAACTGAAAAGACTTGGAAGTGTGTGGGTAATTTTCACCCATTTATAACTTTTGGTAGACCCAATACCATGAAAGAATTAAGAAATCTTGGGTTTAAGACTTTTCATCCATTCATAGATGAATCTTATGATAAGGTAGTAGATAATAAAAAAAGATATAATATGATTCTTGGTGAAATAAAAAGACTACAAAACATTTCTGAAAAGGAAATGATAAAGTGGTATTCAGATATGAAAGATATATTACTACACAACTATAATCATTTTATGGAATTGGGTAGTAAAAGAAATGAACAATTTAAAAAACTTTTTGACGAGATAGAAGAAATATGTACAAAATAAGTTTCCTTGAGTTATCAGACATTACTGCAAACCAAGTTAAGTTACCATACTCTACTGGTTTGATATGGGGATATTGTCGCTTAAATCCAACCATTAAAGAAAACTTTTCATTACAAATGGAAGATTGGGTGTACTACAGACAAGATGAGGATAAAATAATAGAACAGATAAAAGATTCTCATATCATTGGTGTTTCTAATTTTGTATGGAATTCAGTACAAAACACTTCAATCATTAAAAAAATAAAAAAAATTAATCCACAATGTGTAGTTGTTTTTGGTGGACAAGGAACACCTAAAGGAGATAGATGTCAACAATTCTGTGATGATAATCCTGGCATTGATATATTAGTTCATGGTGAAGGTGAGTTAACATTTGAAGATATATTGTTACGATATCTTATAGATAAAGATTGGACAAAGGTAAATGGTATTACTATTAATCCACCATTAGGTAAATTAATCACAACACCACCAAGAGAAAGACTAAAAGATATTGATTCAATGCCAAGTCCTTATTTAGATGGATTGTTTGATGACTTAGTTAAAATCAAAGACCATAAGTATGCATTTGAGGGTACAATAGAAAGTGTTCGTGGATGTCCTTATCAATGTACATTCTGTGAGATTGGTGACAAATATTTTCAGAAGATTGCAAAACAAACTAATGAAAAAATATTTCAAGAATTAGATTGGTTATCTAAAAACAAAGTAGAATTTTTCTATAATGCAGATTCTAATTATGGTTTATTTAAAGAACACCTTGACCAAGTAAAGTACATGACCAAACTAAAAGAGAAAACAGGATATCCTGACAACATTAGAGTTGATTGGGCAAAGGCAAAGGCAGATAAAGTTGTTGAGTATGCATACTTACTTACAGAGGCAGGTATGATGAAAGGAATTACTATTGCATTACAATCTATGAATCCTGATGTACTGAAGGCCGTAAGAAGAAAAAATGTTGATAATGGAAAACTACAAGAATTTTTTGATTTGTATAAAGATAAAAAACTCATCAGTTATGTAGAATTAATTTTAGGGTTACCTTTAGAAACTATTGATACATTTAAAGATGGTATATTTCAAATAATGGACATGGAATTTCATGATTATGTTGGGGTATATCCAATGACTGCATTACCTAATACACCATTCTTTGAACCAAGTTATATAAAAGAATATGGTATTGATATTGTTGAAACTACACCTGCATTCTTTCATCACGATTATCCTGATATGTTAAAGGATGAAAAAGAACATATGGTAGTAGGTAGTAAAACTATGAATAGAGAAGAATATGTTGAGGCATCCATTTGGAGATGGATGTTTATGTTTGGACACTTTTTAGGATTTACTCAACATATTTCAAGAGTATTAAGTTCAACAAATGATATATCTTATAAAGAATTTTATACTAAGTTTTATAATTGGATGAAAGATAATCCTAATACTTTCTTAGGAAAAGAAATGAGTATCACTAAAGATACCTTAACAAAAGTATTAAAAAAAGAAGAACTTTGGGGTAGAAAAGTAGAAGAGACAACAGGAGAGTATTATTGGGATTATGAAGAGGCAACATCTATCAGAATCGTGACTAATCGTGAAGAATTTGATAAGAATCTTAGAAGTTTTATATTAAGTGAATTTAAGGGTGTAGATGTGTCTTTACTTGAAGATTTACTTTTATTTCAAAAAATGATTTGTTCTAATCCATTTGAACAATATCCCAAAAAAGTACCATTTAATTTCAATATCAAAGAGGTTATTTATGAAAATAAACCTATCAAAAATGGTGGTCATATATACGAATTCAATTCAGACAATTGGGACTCTGATGTAAAAAAATGGTGTACTATAAATATGTGGTGGGGAAGACGAAACAGAAGATACGAAACTTCCATAACTTAATATTTATAGTTGATAAACTATATTTGGAGTTCTAAATGATAAAATTAAAAGACTTATTAGAATCATCCCAAACAGGTAAGAGTGCAAACTCTGAACAACTTGGTGGGTATAAAGGGTTTGTTAAGCCTGAAGATTATGATGCCTATAAGAAAGATTTAGTCCAAAAATTAAAGATGATTCTTGCAGAAGGTGTCAAAGATAAGGGAATATTTAAGGCAGTATTCTTAGCAGGTGGGCCAGGTAGTGGTAAAACAAGAGTAGCAAGGTGGATATTTGGTATACCTGAAAGATTTAATATCAGTATGAGTGGTATGAAAATGGTAAACTCAGATAAAGAGTTAAAATTTTTATTAAACAAATATGGATTTGGAACAGATTTAGACAAAATGCCAGATGAATTATTTAGACAATTAACAGACCCGGATTATGAAGATTATAGTGGATTAAGAGGATACTCAAAACAACTTACTAAACAAAGAATGAAATTATATCAAGAAGGTAAGTTAGGAATGATTATTGATGGTACAGGTCATGACTTTGGTAAGATACAAAGTATGAAAAAAATGTTAGAAGATGATGGATATGATACTTATATGGTGATGGTGAATACTTCTTTAGAGGTAGCACAACAAAGAAATCAGTTAAGAGATAGAATATTACCACCAAAATTATTAGAAAAGAGTTGGAAAGATGTACAGAAAAATCTTGGTTCATTCCAAGCATTATTTAAAAATAATTTTGTAATTGTGGATAATTCAAAACATATGAATGATAAAGAAGCGGAGGCAAAGTTTGTTCCATTGGTTACTAAAGTTATTAGAAAGTTTGTGGCAAAACCCATCAAAAACAAAATTGGAAAAATGTGGGTTAAAAAACAAAAATTACTTAATAGGAGAAAATAAAATGTTAATTACTTTTGACGAAATTATAGAAGTAACTTTACACCACGAGGGTGGTTATGTTCATGACCCGAATGATTTGGGCGGAGAAACAAACTTCGGTATAGCAAAAAGATTTTATCCAGATGTAGATATAAAAAACCTTACAGAAGAGGGTGCAAAAGAAATCTATAAAAAAGATTATTGGGATAAAAACAAAGTGGATGAACTTGATGAACAATTAAAACATATCTTTTTTGATATGTGTGTAAATCAAGGTAGAGGAACCGCAGTAAAGATTTTACAACGAGCTTGTAATGCAAAAGGAGCAGACTTGGCAATAGATGGTGGATTCGGGCCAGGTACAAAAAGTGCACTTGAAACTTATAAACCATCATTAGAGAGAGTTCGTTGTTACAGATTAAAACATTATTATGATTTAGTAAATAGAAAACCAGAACAAGAAAGATTTTTGTTTGGTTGGTTTAAACGAGCATTATCAGTATAGGAGATAAAAATGGCAACACCGCAACAAGGTTCTTTCGTAAGTAGAACCAAATCAATAGATACTTCCAATTCTTTTAAAAGAACTTATGAAGTACCAGCATCAACAACATACTTTCCAACAGGTTCTAATCTTAATTCTGCATTCTTAATTGAAGCAGGAACATCATACACATTAACTGCGGTTGATGGTGGTGATTTAACTGCAGGATTAGTAACAGGTCAAGTTTACAATGTGGCATTAAAGAAAGTTGTGACAGGTGTAGGTACGACAATTAAACTATTAAGTTAATAAATTATGGCATTCATAATAGCAGAACCTTGTGTAAGTACTTGTGATACGGCATGTGTCGCAGTTTGTCCTGTGGATTGTATCCATGGGCCAATAGAGAAAACAGGTGCAGGTGCAGAAGTAGAGGGATTAGAATCAGTAGATGGATTACAATTATACATTGACCCAGATGAATGTATTGATTGTGGTGCATGTGAACCTGAGTGTCCTGTAGAAGCTATTTATGATGAAGATGAGTTACCAGAAGAATGGTCAAAATATATTGAAATCAACAAGGAGTTTTTTCAATGAAAAGTCTAAAACAATTATTATCTAAAGTAAAAAGTGGTAAGATGGATAAGAAGACCGCTAAAGACTTGGAAAAGTTGGTAACAAGAGGTGATGGTTTTGTAGTGATTACAAAATCAAAGAAAAATGGATACAATCGTTTTCACGCTAATTTTGTAGGTGAGAGAGGAATTGATGTTGTTCCACATATGAGAGACTTCAAACCAAAGAAAGGTGTATATAAACCAGAACACGCAATGACAGATATTAATTGGAAAGATGTTAAAGATATGTATATTGAGAATAAAATCAATGAACGAACACAACAAGTAATTGAAACTATCAAAGGTAATCTCTGTATTGAATGTGGTAATCCAGTTAATGAAGATTTAAAAAATTGGTTTAAAAAGAAATGGGTGAACATTGGTAAAAAGGTTGGTGGTAAACATCCACCTTGTGGAACAAGTGGTGAGAAAAAAGGATATGCAAAATGTGTTCCTGCAAGTAAGGCCGCATCTATGAGTAAGAAAGAAAAGGAAAGTGCAACTCGTAGAAAGAGAGCAGCTCAAAACAAAGCAGGTAGAGGTGGTAGAGGAAAAACAGGTGCAGGTTCACAAGGTAAGAAACCAATCAATGTTTCCACACATACAGGTGGTAGAAAGAGTGGAACTGGTAAAGGTTCATAATGTACGAGATAAACGAGAAGTGGAGTCAGAAGTACAAGAAAAGTATTAATTGTAATAATCCAAAAGGATTCAGTCAGAAAGCACATTGTGCAGGACGAAAAAAAAGTGAGATGTTGAATCCACCAAATTATTTAAGAAATGTTGGGAATGTTCCACAGAACAATCCTGATGGAGAACATAGGTTTAAAAAAGGTAAAGACCAAAAGGAGACTATAATGAAGTTAAGTAAGTTTGTTAAACAAGCAGTCCAAGAAGTCATTGCAGAAGATAAATTAAACTTGTTTGTTGAGAAGAATGTTCCAACAAACCCAAGTAAGTGGGCCTATTACAAGGCACAAGCTAAGAAAAAGTTTGATGTATATCCAAGTGCATATGCAAATGGTTGGGCAGCAAAACAATACAAAGCCGCTGGTGGTGGTTGGAAAAAAGGATAATTATGAATATATTTTATGAATCAGAATCAAATGGTAAATTAACCACTACACATATCTATTATGAATCAGAGGGTAAACCTTATGGATACACTTTTGAATTTGTTAACACTTTAGAAGAAGCAGAGTATCAAGGTCGTAAAGTAAAACTTGGTAAACCAATGCAAGGTGATGCTAAAAAGTTCAAAGTATATGTAAAGAATCCAAAAGGTAATGTTGTTAAAGTAAATTTTGGACAAGGTGGAGATGCTAAAGGTGGAACTATGAAGATTAGAAAATCTAATCCTAAAGCTCGTAAGTCATTTAGAGCAAGACACAATTGTGATAATCCAGGCCCAAGACATAAAGCTCGTTATTGGTCATGTCGTAAGTGGTAAAAGACCATGAGTAAGACACTTACAGAATGGCTCGTAAAACCACTTATTGAAGGAATAGATTTAGATGTAGAGGTAGGTGATACTATCTTAATGGGTAGGTTCAAAAACAAACGCGTAAAAGTAAAGTCAATAGATTATAATGATAAAGGTGACTTACTTATCAATGGAAGACCTGCACTTAAATTCAGAATACAAAAACAAGGTAAAAAGTTACTACCACAAAAAACTACAGATAAAGATTCCACATCACCTGATGGTGACATGAGAGGAGTGAAGAAGTTTACTGAGGCTCCAAGGGTTCCAAGAAAAAAAGGACAACACCAAAATTCGTCAAGTCATTCCGACTTATACACAGATGAAAATCCAAAAGGAACAATCAAAGGACTAAAGTTTGCAACCGTAGAGGATGCAGAAAAGTCAGTTCGTAAAATCAAAAATAGTGGTAAGACTCACGCACATAAGATACAGGCTGCAGTTGCAATGGAACAACGAGCAAAAGAAATGGGTAAAAAGTCTCAGGCAGCTGTCTATAGAAGATTCATAAACTCAATGAAAAAAAATGAAATAGATTTCAAAGACAAAGATTCTTTTCAAAAATATAATGCAAAACACAAAATGCGACCAACTACAAAAGTCAA